TTTTTTTTTTTTTTTTTTTTTTTTTTACAGCATATATTGATGACACGATTATGTCAATAATAGAAAACTTTCTATGACATATATAGAGTAATAATTATATATTTATTGACAAGGTTTGGCCAGTATGAAAACGCTGAAAACCCTTATCAGTAAAAGCTATTAACAAAATTAAGAAAAGCTCTTATAATATATATATATATATATATAAGCGCAACAGTTCAATCCGCAGGTTTTCCAGAATTTTCTTATCTAAGTATGAAGGCAGTTCTTGTCTACTGGCCTCCCCAACTCAACTATCCCCCCGGGTATCCAAAAACTTTCAGCCTACATTTTCGACTAAGCCTTCGGCTTCCATAACGGGATGACGATCCCACTAACCTACTAACTTCTTATAAGGAGACTACCACTATGTTTAACTCACAAGTACTCAAGACCCTCGGTACTACCATCATCGCTGCATCTAACATGGTACAGACCACAGCAACTAAAATGGATTCTATCCTATCTCATGGCCTTGGCACTCTCGAAGACGTAGCCATTGATGCCCATGACTATACCACCATGGCTCGTATAGACCATGCTACAGAACGCAGGCGTGACTACGCCGAGAAATACAAGGACAGCATGGACAACATGCCTCCTGAACTCAAAGCCCTCTGCGGCATCAGTTAACCCTCATGCCTTACGCCTACTCCTTCTGGGGTAGGCAACTCTTTTTTACACAATACACAACACAACACAGCAGAGAGTCTGCCTACGGCATCCATGAAGGAAGATAGATAACTTAAACTGAAAGGACTTTGTGATGTCAAAAAGAAGAGACTACTCCTACACTGGACAAGCTCGTAGAATGTATAATCAACAACGAAGAAATGCAATAAAGCGAGGACACCCACTTCCAACTTATTCCTGTAAAGAGTTTATTACCTGGTGCATATCAAATCCTGTGTACATTCGTATCCATGATAATTGGAAAGCTTCCGGTTGTAAAACTCGGTATGTCCCATCAGCAGACAGGATTGATGATTCTAAAAGCTACATTCTCAGTAATCTCCAAATAATGACTTGGGAAGAAAATCGACTAAAGAAAATCCGGGAAAGACAGGAGAATGGGACACTAGGACAAAGCGACCGAGTAGATGTCAGAGTCTCCCAATATACTAAAACAGGGGAGTACCTTGCTACATACGCTTCTGCCAGAGATGCTGCTAAAGCTATTAATAAAAAGGCAAGAGCAAACATAATTCATGCTTGTAGAGGACGAGCACAAACTGCTTATGGTTACCGTTGGAAATACACGGTATAACACATTGGCCCTTTCTTAACAGGAGTGGCCTAAATTTCAATTCTAAGAGGGATACAGGCTATAGGGTAGGGGGTAGTAGCCGGAAGTGGCATATCACTGCCTAACACACCTTCCCTCTCACTACACACCCTACAACTTTTATTGTATCCTTCCTCTCCCTAATCCCTACACACTCCTGATACCCTATCACCCTTTACCACTCTCAACTATAGTTTTCCTAAATACTCTTAATAGACTTCGTCTATTACTTTTTAGCCTACGGCTTCCATAGTGGAGCAATAACACTTCATTAACTCTTAGTTGCAAGGAGGCAATTATGGATTGGGCATTGCAGTTTGTTAATTTTAATACAAATGAGTTATCTGACAGACTCTACAGTTTTATATTCATTCACAACCCATCTATACATGGGCCTTTTAGTTACCGTAGTACTTCTGCTTATCTAGATGCACCAGAAGAATTATGGGCTTCTAGTTTTGCTGAAGATACCTGGCTTGAAACCCCTGAAGCCAATGCGATCATCTATCGTAATACTAAACCTTCGGATCCCAATGAACCCTTGGATTGTCCATTCTAAATAAGGAGATACATCATGGAATATAACTGGAACAGAATATTCAACGGTTGCCTGTGGGTATTACTATCCATGGGCTTTACACTATCTTTTATCATCCTGGGAGTAGCTACATTCTACTTCCATTTTGAAGGGCAGGATATCTCATGTCTGTCCTGTATGGGACTGATGTGGATACTCGGTATGGAATTTTCCCATCACATGAGAAGTGATTGGGACATGTAAATAAGGAGTAATACTATGAGAAACGAATGCTTAGAATGTAACTTCTTTGGCACAGAAGTATGCTACTGGTGTGGACACAGTGCTTGCGAAGAGCAGACTCCTTCCGTAACTTATGAAGAAACTGTTCCCATCTATACTATCCCTGACATCCAGGAAGACTGGCAGGATGATATTCCATTCTAAAGGAGGCTTTATGAACTCTTGGCTTAAACCAATTGAAAGAGAGTGTGAACTCTCTAAAAGATATTTGGCATTCATCTTTCATGAACCTGAATATGGGCATTTCTGCTATCAAGAATATGCCCAGGCTGACCATTCAGAAGACGGGATATCCCCTAACCCTGATGCAGAGGATATCCCGTTCTAAATTAAAATATAGGGCTCTTCATGAGCCCTTACCTTCCTGCCTTTAGATAGTTCATCCTTCAATTCTAGAATGCCAAGATAGTTTGTTTATTCTTGGTTCTATGTATCAATGCGTTCCGATAATTAAATAATTTAAACATAAAGGAGATACCCAAATGGCTGATACTATTATAGCAAGACGAATATTTAACCAAGCCTGCATGGATCATATTTTTTGTAATATGGTTTGTCTTAAACATAACCATAAAAATGCTGTTACTTGCTGTGGTTCTGGGACACTTAATGTAAATCGTAATAACTGGTGGGTAGGCTCGGGCAGAATCCCCTGCTTTGTATGTTCTCATAACATTAACAAAGTACCCATCCACCCTCAAGATCCAATGCGACAAGGAGAATTATAATGGCTGATACAATTTTACTTAGAAGACAATTAAACCAAGGATGCTTGGATGACTTGAACTGTATTAAAATGGCAAGTATTTGTCGTAATAGTAAAGCATCGTGTTGTAATAGTGGAAGAATAATAAAACCTGAAAATTGGTGGGTTGGAACAATAAACGGATATATCCCATGTTTTTGTTCTTCCCGTTATTCATCGTCTCAAACGCCCATCCATCCACAAGACCCGATGCGTTAAGGAGATACCCATGTCTAAAGTTAAAACAAATAGAATAGGCGACTACATCCGGGTACTGGTATCAGACCCGGTTATTGGCAATGTCAAAGGTAAAGCAGCCAAGGTTCTTGATGTCTTTACCAAGGGAGTAGTTGTTGAATTTCAGATTCCTGATACGAAGTACCCGAGCAGAGCGAGTGGTACGCAGTACACCCACGCAGTGGGTGAAACTTGTCCTGTTGCATTCTTTGAACATTCAGAAGTTCAAAGGATTCCCCGATTACTTAATTAAACAGGAGTTATCAATCATGCTTATATTCAGTCTTATTGTGTTCATTTCATCATTCTCTGGTTTAGTTGTTGTAGGAGTAAGAGGTAGAATAATAGTCAGCATACTAGCCAGTTTCTGTACAATGTTCTGGTCTACTATTTACTGGTTCTTCTTGGTTTAAGGAAATTAAAATATGAATAAGAAACATCGTAAAGCTCGCTTGAAGTATCTCAATGCTCTTCGCAAACAAGCTAAACCAAAGACCAAGGTTATTCTTGAAAGAAATGCTAAACATAAAAAAGTTCTTGGGGTGCTCTTGCCTGCTGGAGAACCTGGATATTGTATTGACTGTATCTATGGACAACCCCTGCTTAGTAAACCGAGATCTTCTAAAGAATATATTCAATGTATCTTTAGAGATTATAGGATGTGCTTACCAAAAGATCATAAAAAACTACTTAAAGATCATGGATATAACTACTGGCCTTGTAACAATTTCAAAGCAGCATAGCCTTCGGCTTCCAGTATGGAGTTAATAATAATTTGTTAAGGAGATAAGTATGACTATCGAAATTATGAATTTGAGAGTCTGTAAACCAAGTAAACTCTATGATGTCCGGGTTGATAGATCCAGTATTTTGGGTAACCCCTTTCCGATGAAAGCTGTATCTCAGCGGGATCGAGTATGTGATCAATATGCTGAATACGCAGCTAAAAAGATTAAGGAATCTGGAGCATATCGGCAAGAGATGATCCGTCTCTATCGGCTTTATAAAGAACATGGCCAGCTCCGGTTATTCTGCTGGTGTGCTCCGAAGAGATGCCATGCTGAAACTATCAAGAAATATCTTGAACAGGTTTAATACAACGTCCTGGGTAAGACAATAAACTGCCCCAAATAAAGGAGATAATTCATGAAATATTATACCGGCGTTGGAAGTCGTAAGACCCCTGAAAATATCCTTCAGACAATGCAGCTCATTGCATATTACCTGGAGAAGAAAGGTTACACCCTCAGATCCGGGGGAGCCCAGGGTGCTGATACCGCCTTTGAAGATGGCGTGCAAGATATCATGTTTAAGCAGATCTATTATGCAGAACAGGTTTCTCCAGAGGCCATGGAGATAGCTGCCAAGTATCACCCTGCCTGGGATAGATGCAGCCCTTATGCAAAGAAACTGCATGGCAGAAACTCATTCCAGGTTCTTGGTTCTAATCTCAATGAGCCCAGTGAATTCCTAATCTGCTGGACTCCTGATGGGTGTACCCAGCATATCGGAAGATCAATACAGACTGGTGGTACCGGGACTGCAATATCAATTGCTGAAGCCTATGGTACCAGGGTTTGTAACCTGCAGAGACCAGATCATTATCAGAAGACTATGGCCTGGTTGAAAGAACAGGTAAAAGAACTCAATCTTCAATAACACTCCCACCGAGCCTTCGGCTTCCACAATGAGAAGGACAATCGTCCCATTTTAATTAATACAATCTGTTTAAATTAAAGGAGATTTATCATGGCATTTACCCCTGTTGATGTAAAAGAACTATCTGAAAATAAAACCAAGGAAAAGAATCAGGCTAAAGCATTCATGTCCTGGGAAGTTGTAACTGATACCGGTGAACGTATCCTGGATGCGGAAGGCAAACCTGTTCTGAAATCCGACAAGGACATCCCGTTCTGGCAGAATAAAAACTTCAAGTCTGCTGCAGAAGATTCTTTGATTGCCTTGGCCAAACAGTGCGCCGAGAACAATGATGGTGCTGCTCTGGAGCTTACTCTCAGAGTCAAGATCAAACCCTATACGCCCAAGCCAAAAGCCGATCCTACGGAACTGGCACATGCCCTGGGCCTCTTTCAGATCCCTGCATAACTTACCCTTCATCCTCTTCTCTATCTTATGCCCTGGCCGCCTTCGGGTGGTTCAGGGCTTTTTTATGTAATACCATAATATACCTACCACAGAGCATCATATCGTATAATTAAAAGGAGTCTCCTATGAAAGCTGACGAGCTTTTTGTTCACAAAGAAATTGAGAAAGCAGGTGGCCTGTCACAGATTGATAAGGCTATAGAATTAATCCAAAAATATAGATTAGGTGAATACTACGAATCGAAAAATCGTAGACTTGCCCAATGGAGACCGGATGAAAAAGAGTTATATAACCTCATCGTAGCTGTGTTCACCACAACTTTGACTACTGACTATTTAACCTATCAAGCCCTGATAGGCCGGCATCGAGATAAAATGCCCCATGAGAACAGTCTCGACAGGGCAAAGACCATAGCTGAGGTAATAGCGTTAATCCATCATGCTGGCTTAATCTATATCAAAGCCAACCTATCGGATTACTTCATCATAGTCCCCTGCTTCATGCTTGAAGGTATCCCCTTCACGGATCGTCATGGGACTGTCTATGATAGGCCTCAACCAGTTGAAAGTAACTATGATCCAGAACAAGGCAGCATGCTCCTTGGTGGTAAATTGAACCACCATGAGGACAATATCTGCTTGGATCACATTAACCGGATGAATAAGATCCCCTTGGCTCTAAATAAAGAGTTCTTACTCAAGTACCCTGAAGAGCCAAAGGACAATTATATCAAGGAACATGATACTGAATATGATATCGTGCGAAAAGAGGAACTCTGGAGTATTTATGAGAGGGATTGTAAGCACCGGTATGCGGATATGCTCGTAAGAATTAACCGGTGCTATCTGAATCACAAGCCGGATACCCGGGGCAGAACCTACTCTGTCGGGTACTATATCAACTATCAAGGAAGCTCCTATAAGAAAGCTTCTCTCCAACTTGCTGATAAAGAGCTGCTCAATGATAAAATTGCATTTCCAAAACCGTAATGCTATTAAACCTTTAAAAGGAGATCGTTACATGCAGTTTTTCAAACCAATTGACTATATTAAAATTGACATTGCAAACCACTTTGGAAAGGATAAAGAACAATTTGAAGATCGTATTGCCTGGGTGGATGCAAATGAAAAAGACCTCGAAAATTTCGAGGAACAGGCTGATAATAAATACCGCTATGTAGCAGCGGTTATGGCCTATCGTGAGATACAGTCTGGAAAGCCTACTGGACATCTTGTTGGATTAGATGCGTGTTCGTCAGGCCCCCAAATTATGTCCTGTTTAATGAGAGACATCATTGGGGCCGAGAATACTTCCCTGGTAGGGAAGAAACGGAATGATCTCTATACCAAAGCCACAGATACCATGAATGCCATTCTATGTACGGCTAAAGTATATGAGAGAAAGGATATCAAGTATGTGCTAATGCCCCACTACTACGGATCAATAGCCAAGCCAAGGGATGCCTTTGGTGGGTATGATACTCCGGAATATAAAGCATTCATGGAAGCCCAGGCCCGGGTCTGTCCAGGTGCAGCCTACCTGATGCCCATCCTCAGAAACTCCTGGAATGCCTTTGCTGAAGAACATGTCTGGAATCTGCCTGATGGCTTCATGGCCCGGGTAAAGGTAACTCAGGTTAAAGAGGACAGGATAGAGGTCGATGAATTGAATCATGCCTCTATCATGTATCAATACTCTGAGATTGAGGGTACCGAAGAGGGTGTGGCTAATATTGCCAACCCGATCCAGAGCATTGATGGATTCATCGTAAGGGAACTCTGCCGGCGATGTAACTATGATAAGCTCCAATATCAACGGGTGCTGTCCCTATTGAAGAAAAGATCCGGTCAGAAGCACCTGAATGGTGTAGAACTGGACTCCATCCAGAAGATCTGGAGAGACCAGAATATGGTGTCTCTCGTGGATCTGGAAGAACTCCAATGGGATGACATCAGTACGTTCGATTTCACCTACTGTGATCAGCTTATTAAGCTTGTAAAGCGGTGTTTAGAGCGTCCATCATTCCCGGTATTAACAGTACATGATGAGTTCAGATCCCACCCAAATTACCTGAACTTCGTGAGACTCACCTATGCAGAGATTATGGCGGAGCTAAGTGACTCTACCGTGATTGATGACATTCTCAGCAAGCTGTTTGGTAAACCGGTTACCATTCAGAAGATGGCTGACAGTATCAGCCAAGAAATTATGGATGGTGAATACGCAATCTGTTAAAGGATAAAAATATGCCAAATATTGAACCAAGTAAATTTGAAATCAAGTGTAAAAACTGCGATAGTACCAATGTTATCATAGGTATTGATTATACTGTATACCCTGAAGGTTCATGGTGCTCAGTAGAGATTATTTGTATGAATCCAAACTGTGTAAGTTATGAACCATTGTATGACAGTAACGAATAATTAACTAAAACCTTAAAATTAAGCCCCTGTGAGTATCCTTTTTGGATATTTACAGGGGCTTTTTTATTTTTCTTAAACTGATTCTACTTATCCGCATCCTGCGGATTTCTACCACAAAAAAGATTTTACTCAAAACTAAAAATTACAAGAACTTCAAAAAAGAATTAAGTAGTCATTTTTTAGAAGTCCCTAGAAGTCTACTTCAACTTTAGCCCTATATTCTAATTTCTGGAAAATGACCATTTTCGACTATAAAGACCCGAGACTTTAACGGGTATTTAACCAGGGCTTAGATAGTCACTCAACTTAATGCTCTCCGAGCATTTATTGGAAAAAATAATAATTAAAAGAAAGGAGATAACATGGCAATTACCGTAAATGCAAAACAAGCCCGAGAATTTATTACAATGAATATCCGGGCAGGTGTAGTGACTATACTTAAAGGCCACCCCGGAATCGGGAAATCGTATATCGTGAGGGAAATCGCAGACGAATTCAAACTGAAACTTATTGACTTGCGAGCCTCACAGATGGACCCCACCGATGTAAACGGCTTTGGTGCCATAGTTAATGGACAGGCCCAGTATGTTCCCTTCGATGTATTCCCTCTTGAGGGTACTCCAATACCCAAGGGATACAACGGCTGGATGATCTTCTTTGATGAAGTTAACTCGGCATCAAAGGCAGTGGAGGCAGCCCTTTATAAAGTCCTCTTAGATCGAAAAATAGGCCAGAAGAAACTGCATAAAAATGTTGCCCTGGTATGTGCCGGGAATCTTTCAAACTCCGGTGCGGTAGTCAATAAACAGAGCACGGCCACCCAGTCCAGGATGGTGCATTTAACTCTGATTGCCGATCCCCAAAGCTGGATTGAATGGGCAACTCAGCATGATCTTGATCTTCGGGTAATCTCATACATTTCCAGTATGCCAGACGCTCTTCATGACTTTGATCCAAAACACAATGATGAAACCTTCGCCTGCAACCGGACCTGGGAATACGCCTCCAAGATTCTGAAAGTTGCCGGCAGCAGACCCTTGATTGAACTTCTCCCTAACCTGGCCGGCACCATAGGTGAAGGGCAGGCCAGACAGTTCGTAGCTTACGCTGACACGCTGATTAACCTGCCTACTGTACCAGAGATCCTGGCTGACCCCAAAGGGGCTAAATTGGACAGGAAACCGTCCTTAATGCACGCAACAGCCCACCTGGTGGCTCACCACTTCAACGAGAAAAATGCCTTCAAGTTGATGACCTATATCAAACGGATGCCCATGGAATTTCAGACCATCACCCTCCAGGGGGCCATCCGAAGGAATGTTGACCTGAAGGATAACGACATCATTCAAGACTGGATTCTGGAAAAAGGGGATACTCTGTTATGATTGATAAAATTTTAAATGCTTCTACTGGTCATATCACAGAAGAAGATGTTCAATTATTGGAAAAAGAATCTCATTTTTCTGTAGGTAACTTTGAGTATGGATTTTTTCTTTTCACTCAAACAGCTAAACATAACCCAGCTTTTGATGTTTCCTACTCTTATGAGTATTCAAAAGCTTTTCAAGAACTGGTTGCTTTAGCTGAAAGACTTGGTTGCCGGTATATCTGTCTGGATCGAGATGCTGAATATATCCCTGGTCTGCCCACTTTTGATTGGTAAAGGAGATACTCTGTTATGAGCCGTGAATATCAAAAATATGAATTCTGTAAAGCTGTAGGTTGTTTAGCACAAGAATTAGAAGGAAGGTGTATTTTAAGTGATTCTGGTTGTTGCTGGACAGCCAAGGAATTTCACCACTGGCTCCAGGAAAACGGTTTCAAAATCATAAAGGAGAAATCCGATGAAAACTTCAATCATGACCTGTGACATCATTGAACGTCCTAAACAGCATGGACGTGTGGCTGACCTTTATAACTGTGTTCAGTGTAAATCATTTGTCTATTTGGGCCAGCCATATACCAACCCTAATCAGCTTACCTGTCCATATTGTAGATATGATCAGACAGATCCTTTAAGCCAAGAAGGAGACTAAACCAATGGTAAATAATGAAATATTAGATAGGTCCATGCAAGCCGCAAAAAACCTGATGAAAATTGAGATCAAAGACAGAGATAAAGCTTTGCAATTACAACTCAATGAACTCAGACATGATGGAACCCTTCTGCGTTTAAACAGAAGATGCGAAGAAATTCTGGAAACAGAAAAGGGAGAAATTATTTTAAATACTCCTTGGTTACAAAAGCTAGTTGAAGCAACGCAGGATGCTATATTTAAGATAGGCCCTAATTGCATCTTAAACCAAGAAGATCAAAATATGCTTTTCAGTGATAGTACCTGTGCGGTATTAATGGATGACTCCAACATCATAACGGCTTCCCATATTATTAGTGAAATCTCATTGAACGTCACTAATAATGGTTTCAACCTTTCATACGCAATAAACCTTCTCTTAATGCCCTGGGCAGAAGACACCAGATTTGAAATTAAAAACTATAAACTCTCAAAGAAGGACACTAAAATATTCCTAGACAGGGAAGAACACCGAAAAAAGATCATAGACATAGAAGTAGAGCGTAGGGCGTTAATAGCCAAAGAAGAAAACATAGATGATGTCCTACTTCGTGTAGAAACAGATCTCCTTCTTAAACAGATTAAATCAGATGCTATTGGTGAACAATCCATTGATACTATCAAAGAATTAATGAGCAAATACCTTGATAACAGGACACTTCCTGAAGGTATGAAACTTATTAAATGAAACCGGCCAAGCTCTACATCTGCAATGTGAAAGACCCTGTAGACCACTGCAAAGAAACCTGTCCATGTGGTCGGCCCCATTGCCCGGATCACTGCACCCAATCGGAATTCTGTGGGGTGGTGCTCACGGAAACTAAGTGCCGACCATTAACCAAAAAAGAGGAGGAACAATGCAACCATATTCATACTTCCTGAGAGAAGTTTCTTCCATATTCGGAAGGTACTTTACCAGGAAAATTTTCAATGTTTATTTCACATTTTTAAAAAGTGTTTCCCTTGATTTATTCGTGATCTTTCTATTCATCACCGCACCAGTCAGCGTCCCGCTGACTGCATTGGTAGGTTGGTATGGCCAACCGAGAGGGGATGACTATGACACATAAAAATACTCCATGGCCAAAAACATGTAAATACTGTGGAGATCTCATGTCTGATTTAACAAAAGGTTTAGGAAAAAATCCAAACTACTACTGTCATAATTGTAATGCCCATTATTGGAAAGGAAAATGGTACACCACTAAAGAGTGGGAGGAGTGGATTAATGAAAACACCTGAAGAAAGAAATATCCTACTGGATAAAGCTAAGTTTCAGCTCATGATGGATCCAAACACAGTATTCTATACCAGCATACTGTTCCAGCTTGAATTCAAGTGGGATGACACAATCCCGACTGCCGCAACAAATGGTCGTCATATACTGTTCAGTCCCAGATTCTTTGACACACTAACCCAGGACGAAAGGATAGGGGTTCTCCTGCATGAAGTCCTTCATGTAGCCCTGCAGCATATTACCCGAGGTATCGGCCATGAAGATCCGGAAGCCAACAACGCCATGAATTATGTGGCCAACTTGATCCTCACAGATGCTAACTTCAAGCTTCCTAAAGGTTGTCTCTTGGACCAACGATTTAGAGATATGGCCTATGAAGAAGTCTACAAGATCCTCATGGATGAAAGGAAACAGAATCAGGCAAATAATTCAGGTAACGGACAGGGTATTCCATGCACCCCGACAGGTACTGTCCCGGGAATAGGTAAGGATGTTCTGCCTCCGGCAGATAAGGCGGAAGCAAGTCAAATAGAAGCTGAGATCGCTGATATGGTCTTAAAGGCCACCATACAGGCCCAGCAAGTAAATGCCTGGGGAAGCATCCCGGGAGCTGTCTTGATTGAACTGGACAAGACTATTAACCCCAAACTTCCCTGGGAAGTGATCTTCCAAAACTATATGAACCGGTTCGCCAAGGATGACTACACCTGGCGCCGGCCCAATAGAAGATACCTGCCGAATTTGATCATGCCATCGGCCTACTCTGAGGCAGTAGACAATGTGGTCTTTGCCGTGGATTGTTCCTGCTCTGTTGAGGATCATGAATTCGGGTTCTTTGTACAGGAAGTGGAAGTGGTCCAGCAGACCCTACACCCGGAACTGATCACCCTGATTGATTTTGATACAGAGATCCACGAAATTCACGAAATAACCCAAAGCACTGATGTCATGCGGGATATTAAATTCACAGGCCGTGGTGGAACAGATATTCATCCTGTCCTAGAATGGGCCTGTGAAAATGAACCTGAAGTCTTGATCATATTCACCGACGGATGGTTTGATCCCCCAATAGTAGATAAATTCCCGGACTGTTCTGTGGTCTGGGTAATTCACAATAATCCGGATTTCACTACAGAATACGGTGAAGTTATTCATTATGAGATTTAAGGAGAACTAGTTATGTCTTGGGAATACAGACGTATGGTTTATCACTGTAATCACTGCCCGCATATAAGACTCAGAGGTAAACCAGGAGTATACCGAGAAGGGCTTGTTTGTTGTGAACTCAAGAGAGAACCTCTTATTCCAGATAAAGGTATTTTAGAAAACTGCCCTCATAACAATAATGTAGAGGAGGCCAATGAGAACCAGAGGAAAACATAAAAGATCCCATGCCCGAATGCGGGCTGAACAAAGATATTTCACCCATATCACAGACAGTGGATTCAGGGAGATCGAAAGGATCATCCGGGAAGGTAAAGCTGAAAGTTATGAAAAGGTAACCAATTCCCGGACCCTAGTCCATGTAAACTATGGATCAAATAAATTCAGACTCATATACAGCCAGAAGCACAAGAAGATTGTGACCTTTCTGCCTAATTAAGGAGAAAACTATTGGACTTTGAACTCACCGATGAACAGAAGAATGTCATCAAGACATTCATGAAGTTCCTGAAGAATCCCAATGAACGATACATGATCATCCAGGGGGCTGCCGGAACTTGTTTGTAATAGGTTCCTTTGGGGAGTGATCCCCTCAAAATAAATCCCTTTAATTGCTGGAAACCCCTAAAGCCGTTTTACCACAATACGCCTGAAAAGAGCTTATAAAGGTTTGACAAGTAAACGGATAATTAATGGGCAATCAGCAGCCAAGCTCCTAATCTAAAATAGTATGGAGAAGGTTCAACGACCAGGCGAAAGCCGTACACATCAAGTGATGTGGAAATGGGGGACTCTTTTTAAAGCTGATGTGAAACTAGACTTACCTATTTATTTTTATTAAACCTTACACAGGGTTTAATAATTAAAGTAATGAGGTAAATCATGTCAGAAATTATCAAAGACATTGTAGGTTATGAAGGTAGATATCAAATTTCAAATAAAGGCAGAGTGTTCTCAATGCCAAACAGTTCAAGAACAGGTATTCGAGAATTAAAGCCAGATGTGGATAAAAGAAAACACACTTCTTATCATAGGGTTACTTTTTCAATAAATGGAAAAACAAAACGATTCTCTGTGCATAGACTAGTTGCTGAAGCTTTTATCCCAAATCCTGATAATAAACCTTTTATAAACCATATTGATAACAACGGACTCCATAATTTTAATACAAATTTAGAGTGGTCCACTCATAAAGAAAATATGCAACATTCCATCAAACAAGGAAGACAAGATAAAGTGAGGCGCCTTGGTGGAATTGCTACGGGAAAATTACAAGAAAAAAAGAAGTTACAGGAATTAACTTCTATCCTTGGTTCTCGGTTAATAACTACCGAAGTTATCAATAAACGCAGGTATGTAAAATTTACCTGTAAACACTGTCAAAATATTTTCAACAGACGCAGTGATTCTCCTTGGATTCAAAGAGGGGGTGTCTGCTCTGATTGCTATAGAAAAGATGAAGATATGGTCTGGGCTGCATAGAAATATGCAGAAGTTCATAAAAGAACTGGTAAAGAGTGACGCCTTTACTGAACATTCCGGGAAAAACCACCATGATCAAAAAGATGCTTTCCAGCATCTCTAAGCAGTACAAGGTACTCAAGACCGTAATGTGTGAAGATCCGAATAAACAGGATTTTCAGATCGTATTAACGGCCACAACCAACAAGGCCGTTGCAGTTCTCAGGGAGTTATCCAAAAACCCAACGGTGAATACCATTCATTCCACACTTGGATTGAAACTTGTACCAAATTATCGGACAGGAAAGGAGAGTCTTCAGAAGACAAACCGGTTTACCTATTTAAAAGATACTGTCGTCATCATGGATGAAGCCAGCATGCTGGACGTGGATACCTTTAGGTTTTTAGAGGAATCGCTTCAGAAAACATCAAAGGCTGTCCTGATCGGGGACGTATTTCAGTTGGCTCCGGTACAACAGAAGGTGTCCAATATGCAGCTTCTTATGCACAAGGTACCTACCGCAATTATGAGCCAAGTCATGCGACATGACGGTCCTATCTTGGAAGCAGCATCAGCTTTCCGTGAAGTGGTCCAGACTCAAGTATTTCAAGATATTCTACTTTCCGACAAGGTACTCCTGGTGGACGGCCCCACTTTCAAAGAGGAGATGGAAAAGGCTTTTATAAACCCTCTATTTTCCATCAACAGCGCAAAAGTCTTAGCCTGGAGTAATATTAGAGTGCAGGAATACAACATGCACTTGCGGAAGATAAAAGGCCTTGGCAACAGTTTTCAGGAAGGGGAACTGGCCATCACCAATAATCCCATTATCGCTGGTGGCACAGTTACTCCCGTAGACAGCGAGGTGGCAATCACATGGCTGGGGGATGAAATACTCATAGAAGAGGTTCTTGGCAGAAATGCGGAAATCAATGGAGAGCAGGTTCTGTTTCTACCGAACAATCCTATGGATACCAAAGCCCGTATGCAGGCCATAGCCAAAGAAGCCAATTCTAAAGCTATGCAAGATAATCCCCATGAACGTAAAGAACTCTGGACCCGGTACTTCAATATCAAAAATACCTGGCTGGATCTCAGATCCCCGTATGCCAGTACTGTCCATAAATCCCAGGGCAGTTTCATATGATCAAGTCTTCATTGACCTCTATGATATCGGCCGATGCAATATCCCGTCTGACGTTGCCCGGATGCTCTATGTAGCAATCAGTCGTGCTCGGGAGAGGGTGGTCATGTTCGGAGATCTGCCGGCCAAATACAGAAGTCCTATGGCTGCATAGGACTTATAACCATGAAAGGAAATAGTCATGGCAAAACTCAGAAACCTCGAACGGGAAAGGATGGAATACCTTCGGAAAGTCCAGAATAACACTTTGAAAGCCTTGGATGCTCATGCTGAAAAAACTTTGATAGAAGAGATGTGGAAGCTCGCTGAAACCAATCAAAAGATGCTTAATGCAAGAACTCCAACATTCTTCTTTGCAGGGAGATGGTGGCCGATTCCAAAACCTCCGGACCCTCATAAGTGTAATCGTATCCTACATGTAAACCTTTATGAAGATGTCCAAAAATTGCTGGAAAAAAGCTCTTTTAAAGACCAGGAAGTTATGACTGGGGTAAAGATATTGGTTGGTATCTTCCTGGCCATGGCAGGACATACAGAGGATCTGGACAGACTGTTCCCGGCAGCCCTCAAGCAGTATATGCCCAAAATAGATTCCGAAGTCTTTAATATCGCAGAGCCTTTGCCTGAAGAAAAAATTGAACAGGTATTGGCTGATAACAAAAATAATCTTAGGTACTTGAAACGAATGATCGTAACTCAAGTTCTACTGGCCAAAACAATATAGGAGGATGCAATGGCAACTCGTCATTTGAATAAAACCCTGAAACAGCAGATCAAAAATAACATTGAAGCCCATGTCCGGAAGAAGATGAATGAATCCATTCCGGGTAAAGAACTGGCAAGTATGAAAAAAAGTATTCTTGATTTTCTCAAAAAAGAAGTCTTGAAACAGTTTACTAAAGAAGAACTTAGTATATTGAAAAAATATGGATATACCAGAACTGTGTATCCTTTCCATATTGCTCAAGAAGATAATAATGGTCGTTTAGGAAAACCATGGATAATTCAAAATGGCCCGGCGTACCTTCTTCTTGAATTTACTCCTGCTTTGGAAACACCGGGTACTTCCGCTTTTTATAATGGCCGCTTAATAGATATGCTTGAATACAACGAGAAAATGAAAGCATTAACCATTCAAGCTATCAAAACATTTAATCATATTGAGTGTGAAATCAAGGAGACGGTAAATGCCTTCATGGAAATTGTAGACACCTTCCGGACAGTAAATCCCCTGGTCAAAAATCACCCGGATTTGGGAAAATTCATCCCGAAACCTACAGAAAAAACAGAACATGAGGTGTCAAAAAAAGCACAGGCCATCATCAAAAACTTTAATGCAGCATAAGGAAAGCCTGGTGTTATCGAAGCAAGAAAAAAGAAAATTGGCTGAACTGGCCTTGATATATGGAGTACCCATGATCATGAAAGCCAAAGAAAATAGCCGGTTGGATGGTCTTCAACGAAAACTGCAGAAACTAGTTATACCTGATCTGCTGACCCTGCCCAAAATGGGAGACAGAGAAGCAGCCTTCGTGGATAAACACATTGAAGACTGGCTTAAAGAAATTGGCTGGTGGCAGGAGCCTGCACATATTGGATCTTTGATCTCTTTCTGTCTGGATATGATAGAAAATTCACCCTTCCGGTATAACCCCGGGATATTCTCAACCCTGGTCCTCATTGCCAAACATTTGGATGATGGAAAAGAACTGAGCTACCCGACAATTGAAGCAGGAACTGAAATCGCCCTGAAATGGCAAGCAATTTACGCATAATGTATTTTGAGAGGAAAATATAAAATGAAACTTGTAACTGAAAAAGCTGGTAAACCTGTGACCAATTCCCTGAAAGTGTCGGATGTATTTGATAAACGTCATGACAATGTTCTTCAATCCATTGAGACCATTCAGGATACTCTGAACTCCATTGGGAGAGGCCCCCTGAACTTTCAGGAGACTAACTACCTGGATAAACAGGGAAAAGAAAGACCCATGTATGACATGGACCGGGATGCCTTTGCTGTCCTTGTTTTTGGTTTTACCGGGGAAAAAGCTTTGGGCTTCAAAGTGGACTTCATCAAAGCCTTCAATGAAATGGAGCTTGAATTGATGAAGGCCCGGGCTGAATTGATTGATCCTTCAAACATCCCTAAAGCTCTTCGGCTACTTGCTGCTTCAATAGAAGGCTGCCCCGTCCAGGAAACAAAGAAACAGCCTGAAGAAACGAAATGTATCTTATCATTCCCAAACCAGGCTAAAGCCTGCGCAAAGGTGTCAGTAACAAAAGGCCCTAAAAATATGGAAACAAATTCAGTACAACGGCAATTTTCTCTTTTAGGGTTAAGACCGACTGTAACAACAAACCACCTTGTAAAAAAAGGGTACTTGAAAGTCGTACCTAAGCCTTATGAAAAATGCAGAACCAGAAAAGAACCTACAAATTTAGGAAAACAATACTTTCTTGCTTATGGTAATGGTCTTTACCTGCTGGATGACGGACTTGCTTTTGTAAAAAACGAAATATCCGCCGGACGTATCCCTGATTACTGTTTCAAAAAAATAGCAGCTTAACGGAGGTATAGATGCAATCTATTCTATTTGGCTCAAATCCTGATATTGCAATACTAATCAAATCTACCGGGCTCAACAGAGTCAAATTAGAGCATCATTATCTCAAACAATTAAAAGTGAGCCCGGATAGATTTACCGCTTACGAATTGAGTTATGAAACCCTCAAGAAATGCACGGCGAAACATGCAAAGGCATATCTTAATGACCTTTTGCCGGAACTTGATCACTTGGGGGTCAAAACTCTGTTCGTAGCTGATGGAACATATTTCAAATACCTGACCAACGCTAAAAAGGTGGACCCCTTCTATGGGGAAATTGTTCCTTGCACAGTAAAAGGCTATGGACATATGAAGGTAATCCTGGCCCCTAACTTTCAAGCCTTGGTTTATAATCCGATGATCCAAGGAAAAATGGACAGATCCCTGGCCGCCCTGCAGAGACACATTGATGGGAAAAAAGTATCGCCAGGTCAGACAATCATACACCGGGCGATCTTTCCCAGAACAGAGGAAGAAGTTAAAAGAGCCTTTGATGAGCTCCACCAGTACCCAGCTTTGACTTGTGATATTGAGGCTCTTAGCCTTGAATTCTGGAATGCTGGGATCAGTACCATATCCTTTGCCTGGAACAAGCATGAAGGAGTAGCAATGGCCGTAGATCGCAATCGTTTTGCTGATTACGGTCTTGATAACCCATTGAGGGCTTTCACCCGGGTATGTTTGTGGAATTTCTTTGATACCTATAAAGGCAAGCTGGTTTACCAGAATGCCGGCTATGATATGAAGGTGATTACCTATGAGCTATGGATGAAAAACCTGGCCGATTATGTTGGAATGCAAGAAGGAATCTTCACCCTGACAAGGGATTTTGAAGATACCAAGCTGATCACCTATCTGGCCACCAATAATGCCGTAGAGAATTCCCTGGGCCTCAAGGAGAACTCTGCTGAATACACCGGTAATTACGCCGAAGACACCACAGATACTTCAAAGATCCCAATTAAAGACCTGCTGACATACAACCTTCGGGACTGTCTGGCTACCTGGTATGTGGCAGAGAAACATTGGCCTACCTTGGTAAAAGATCAACAAGAACAAGCCTATCATGAAGTAATGAAACCTGCTGTCAAATCTCTTCTGGCCATGGAGCTATGCGGGATGCCGATCAATCCTGTAAAAGTCCAAGAAGCCAAGACCAAACTCACAACGATCAAAGAGAAACACCAGGATTTCTTCAAAAACAACTCACACATTCAGGAGGTGTATTATCAACTATTAATGGCTAAGGCAGAAAAAAAGACTGCTGAAGCCAAGAAGAAAGTTTACACCATTGACGACTCTGTAGTCCGGAAAGACCTGGAAGAGTTTAACCCTGGTTCTGATAATCAAGTCCGGTTCCTACTCTATGATTATTTTGATTTGCCGGTAATTGATTTGACTGATGGGAAACAACCAGCAACTGGAAGTAAAACTCTGAAGAAACTGGTCAACCATACCCAGAATCCGGAGATCATTGAGATCATTGAAAATCTTCGAGGTTACGCTGATGTAAGCATTATTCTCAGCACATTTATCCCGGCTTTTGAAAATGCCCAGCAACTCCCGGACGGTTCCTGGAGACTCTTCGGTAATTTCAACCTTGGCGGCACACAATCGCTTCGCTTATCCAGCAGCAATCCCAACCTACAAAATATTCCTTCTAGTTCCATTTATGCTAAGATCATCAAAGACTGTTTTGAGCCGATCAAACGCTGGATCTTCGCTGGGTCAGATTTTGACTCTCTTGAAGACAAGATCAATGCATTACTTACCAAAGACCCAAACAAATTAAAGGTTTACACCGACGGGTTCGATGGTCATTGCCTTCGAGCTTATGCTTATTTTGGGGATCAAATGGCTGGTATAGATCCGAATTCTGTGAACAGTATTAACTCCATCAAGAAGTTATATAAACCACTAAGACAGGATTCTAAGGCCCCTACCTTTGCTCTGACCTACGGGGGCAGTTTTATCACTCTGATGAATAACAACGGTTTTTCTGAAGAAAAAGCCAAAACCATTGAGGCCAAATATCATGAACTTTACAAAGTGGCAGATGACTGGGTGGCAGGCCTGGTGGAAGACGCTAAAACCTGTGGATACATCCCTATGGCCTTTGGTGCCAGAATCAGAACTCCCCTGCTGGCCAAGTGTGTCATTGGTACAGACTGTAAAATGCCATACGGTGCCAAGAAGGAAGCCAGATCAGCTGGGAACGCTGCTACCCAAAGCTACTGCGTACTCACTATCCGGGCCTTGAATGAGTTCATGGAACGAGTCTGGGCTTCCCCGTATCGGTACAAGGTATTACCTTCTGGGACCATCCACGATGCCATCTATCTCATGTTCCCGGATTCTGCGGAAATTCTTGAATGGGTTAATACAAATCTGATTGAGTGCATGGCCTGGGATGACCTACCTGAGTTAAAGCATCCTGTCGTCAAGATATCTTCAGCTCTGGATGTGTTCTGGCCGAGTTGGTCCAATGCCATTGGTATTCCTGTAAATGGCTCTAAACAGGAAATTAAAGACGCCTGTAAGAAAGGAGCCAAAGAATATTTGGATAAACAGAAAATAAAGGAGGCTGCATGAAAGAACATCTAAATGTAATCCATGAAGCTCTTATGGATTATAGAGGTTGGTTTGAAGGAGAAGACTTCCCTGAAGATACAGAAAAACTGAAAGAAATTGATGCTGCTTTGGCTTTTATTGAGAGACAACAAAATGAATAAGTGGTCTGTATACCTGCTACGGTGTTCAGACGGATCTCTCTATTGTGGAGTAACAAATGATCTGCAGCGCAGGGTCCATCAACATAATGCAGGCAAAGGAGCTAAGTACACCCGGGCCAGATGTCCAGTATCATTGATAGCCTGGAAGTCCGGGTTCAAAAAGAGTGAAGCATTCCGCTTGGAGGTTTACATTAAGAAACTTCCCAAGGTAAAGAAAATTCCGTTCATGGAGGCATTAGGATGAAAGAAAAATGCCAATGTAGCAATACATTAAAACTTTCTTGTATAGACCCCGCATGGACATTCTGTCTTTGTCTAAACTGTGGAAATTCGATAATCATTCCAACCGAGTATGTCGAAGTCCTGGAGTCTGCAAACCAGGGAACTCCCTCTAAGTAATTTCAATTCTAGTTTAACATCAAATTTTCTTGAAAGAAATCATTGCAGTATTTTGTCTGTTCCATGCAACAGCTATGGTCACACCTCTGCATGGAGAGCCATAGCATAGGGCATCTTTTATAAAGCTGTCCCGGAGTCAGTATTCAAAAACCTGACACAAAAGCGGGGTCTATATGACGGTTAAGCCCACAGTCGCTTAAATAAAGTGTGGGTGAGTGAGAGGGACGCTTTCATGAGGAAGTCCTGGAGTCGGTGAACAAGCCCGACACAAAAAAAGGGATGCAAACGCCTTGGTGCTATTATACCTAAACGGATAGTCGGCGGTAAATGAGAAACCCGCACCGGATGCGTAACCGGTTATTAAACTCTGGTGATAGAACTGCATCTTACATAAGGTATTCAGTATCTTATGTAAGGGCCAGTTCAAATCTGGATCGCTTGCCGAGGGCTGGAGCGAAGGGAGTCAGGATCAAAACCTGATGATACTGTGTCTGGGACAATAATCTTAGACTAACTCTGGGAGACAAATGACACGGACGGCCAGTCCGTTAAAGCATAGGCGGAATCTTATGCAGGGGCTTATTAAAATATTAAGGAGAAAAACAATGATCGTATTGATTATCAACGGTGCTCCCCGGGTAGGGAAAGACACCTTCATTAAACTTCTTCGTGAGATCACTGAGAAAACAGTTACCGAATACTCCAGCATTGATTGGGTCAAAAACCTAGCTAAAGACGCTTTTGACTGGGATGGAACCAAAGATGCAAAGAGCCGACAACTTCTCTCAGATTTGAAAGATCTATCTACTGCCTGGGATGATATTCCTTTCCGAGAAATCTGTAAAAAAATTCGACTCGGGGAAGCATTTGAAACAGAATTTTTCTGTACCAATATCCGGGAACCTGAAGAGATACAGAAACTTAGAGACTGGTGTTTATGGAACGCCGTTAAATGTTTTTCTGTCTGGATCCGACAGGAAAAAGCTGAACAAGAAGCCGCAAAATCTTTCACCAGTTCCGGAGATACCCAGTATCAAAATTACAACTATGATTTTGTTATTCACAACGATCTTGGCCTCGATGATTTCAAAACAGAAATTCAGAAACGAATAGACTTTATAAAGGAGGTCGCATGATTCTATGTCTTGATCCTGGATTCAGCAACTTCGGCTGTAGTGTCATCAATCAACATGGCCGAGTTGTAGATCTGGGTACAATTCAAACCCAGAAAACCAAGAATAAACTGCTACGGGTTGCCGATGATGATGTCCAGAGAATTACCCATATCGCAGCGAAACTCACGGAGCTGGTCAATAAATATAATATCCAAGGAGTCCTTGCAGAGCTGCCCCCATCGAGCAGTCAATCAGCTTCGGCAGCTAAAAGTTTAGGCATGGCCGTAGCGTTAACGACAACCCTGTTTACAACGTTGAATATTCCGGTTGAATGGGCAACACCAGCAGAGGTGAAAAAGGCCATGACAGGCAAAGAAAACGCCTCTAAAACCGAAATGATGATGACCGCCTGTAAGAAGTATGGATGGCAGACTTCACAGAAAAATGTCTTCAGCAAAAAAACCGGGAAACTCCAAAGAACTGATATGGTCTATTACCCGATAGGGAAAGCCATGGGCAAAGGACAGTTTGAACATGTTGCAGATAGCCTCGGAGCTTATGAAGCCCTGAAATATTCCAACACTGCCCGCATGCTTACGGAAAGGAGAGTAGCATGAAAACATTTTTTATTGTTTGGTTACTGATTTCTTTAATCACTTTTTTGGTGTGTGCAATATGACCGTGAAGACTGTCCAATGGAAGAATGGGATTTTGAGGATTGGTCAATATATATCATAATATCTGGAATTTTTCCTATTGCGTATATTACAATGTTCTCTAGTCACTGTTGGCCAATTTTAGCTCCTAAGATTAACCCAATTATCAGAGCAGTCTGGTCTTTCTTGGTTAAAGAAAGAACTTTATTCAAATAAAATAATTCTCATTTCAAGACCCTCAGACTCATTACCCACTAAAAATCACCAGCTTAAAACCATATAAATCAATTTAAGATTTACTGGTGATTTTGCTTTAAATCCAAAAAACAATGTATTCACACACCCGTCCGGGTGTTCTGTGGAAATAACAATAGGAGATAGAAAATGAAACAATGTGTGTATTCAAACAAAATCCGAGATCCTAGAAGTCAGTCAGTGACCCCGGACGAAAAGTATCTTGTATGTAAAAAGATCAATGGTAACTGGCACATCATTCAAAGTGACTGGTCACAGAGAGCAGCAGACCGGGCCAAAAAAGTATTGGGAGAACATGACCTGATCAACGGACATATTACAGATCTCGATGCCTATGAGATATTCCACCGGGACCATGTTGAAATCAAGGAGAAACTTGATGACTGAATTCACAGACACAAAGTTAAATCTTGAAATCCTTGGTGAAGAGGCCGGTGAAATTATGGAGATCCTGGCCCGTATCGTAAGGATGAAGTCTAAGATCGCAAGATTTGGGTTAAAGGATCACCATCCGAAAAACTTCAAGACCAATGTGGCTGCCCTGGAAGAAGAGATAGGTCATTTTCAGGCTATGGTGGGAATTTTAATCACTCAAAAAATTATCTCCCAAGATGCTCTCACACGCCACATCACTAAAAAAATTGAATCCCTTGGAGATTATTACACCCCGATGGGTGATATCGAAATTGAGACTCTGACCTGCGGCCTGTGTGGAAAACCTACTCAAGGACGGCACTGGCATAGATCCCAGGAAGGCTGCGGCATTTGTTCATCCTGTTACTCTTGGCTTGCAAAAACCTGTACCGACTGGGAACACCTCCGGGAATGCTATGGGGCCTATGGGTATCACCACAACATCAAGGAGGGTGTATGAAATTAACCAATCAAGATCAGCATTCGCTCTCTATCGCCGTATGGCTGGGAGTAGACTGGTATAATCACAACAGGCATCCGGGCAAACTTCACATGTCATCTACTGGCTTGCTCAAGCCAATTAGACAGACCATCTTGGCCCAGCGATTAGAGAAAATACAGGAAGAAGAAGTTTCCCGGGATATCAGAGAAGACATCGCCAACCGAATGGGTACCGCTATCCATGATGGTATTTCCAGGGCCTGGTTGAATCCAGAAAAAAGAAAAGAGGCCTTAATCAATATGGGATACCCGGCAAGAGTCGTTGACCGAATCCGGGTAAACCCTTCAGAGGAAGAAGCTAAGAACCCCGATATTATCCCTGTCTACATTGAAAAACGATTCTACAGGGAAATTGACGGATTCATCATAGACGGAGAAGCAGACTTCATTGGTGAAGGTGTTCTGGAGGATTTCAAATCCACCGGAGTCTACGGCTACATGAAAGGTAACAATGACGATAAATATATCCAGCAAGGCAGCATTTATCGTTGGCTTGCTCCAGAAGTCATTACATCTGATTTTATGAGAATCCAGCATATCTTCACCGATTGGTCAAAGCTGGACTCCATGATTAAGAAAAAAGCCGGATATCCTCAGTCCAGACTCATCTCCAAAAAACTGATGCTGATGTCCGTACCGGAGACTGAAACTTTTATTAAACAAAGACTCCGGGAACTTATGCTTTACATGGATAAGCCGGAATCAGAACTTCCCCGGTGTACCCCGGAAGAACTGTGGCAGGACCAGACGGTCTACAAGTATTATGGCAAACCCACCAACAAAGTCGCTACGAAAGTATGTGACACCTATGCCGAAGCTCATGAGCATTTCATGAAAGGCGGAGCCAAGGGCATCATCAAAGAATTCCAAGGTAAGGCTAAACATTGCAACTACTGTGAAAGCTATGATCTCTGTTCTCAAAAAGATGAACTTATTGCCTCTGGATTACTTCAACCCAACTGATAGCCCCTCCGGGGCTTTATTGGGAAAAAACAAAAATAATTTGAGAGGATATGATTATGAAAAAAGATTATTCGGAGATGGAATATCACCCATTTACCGAGAAAATAGCTGGGGCTATGAAAAAGAAAAATCCTGCAGGCCCCATGGGGATGTATCGAGCATTGCTTGGATACTTCTTTTGCAAGGCCGCATCCACCATGAGAGCCAAGATCAAAACAGAAGTCCGGGGAACACTCCCCATCAATGCCTTCCTGATCAATCTGGTACCCTCGGGTGTTGGCAAAAACTATTCAATAAACATGATCGAGAAAGGCGTCTTGAAGCATTTCAAGAAGATTTTCTTGGATCAGGTACTGCCAATTGTGGCAGATGAACACATAGCAAAGATCGCTGTACGAAGAGCGTACATAGCCGGGGAAGACCCCGACGATATGAAAGCTGGTGTACTTCGTGAATATGAAAACCTCGGTAAAATGAGATTCTCATTCCAGAAAGCTACTGCTCCGGCCATCCAGCAGTTAAGACAGAAACTGCTCATTGCGAATGCCGGTGCTTTGAATCTGGAGATTGACGAAATAGGCATGAATCTCCTGGCTTCCAACGAAGCTCTATCTGCCTACCTGGAACTCTTTGATATTGGTGAAGCCAAAGAAGCTCTGACCAAAAATACCAAAGAGAATACCCGTATTGAAGAAATAGACGGAACCACCCCGGCAAACTTACTGGCCATCGGCACCCCATGCAAAGTCTTTGATGGAAGCAAAGTTGAAGAGAACTTCAACGAACTTGAAGAAACAGGACTGGCCCGCAGATGCTGGACCTTTTACATGGATGACTTCGTGGAAGACGAGGATATGACCGGTGCTGAAATGTACGCACTGCAAAGCAGCAAGGACACCAATGATGTTTTTAAAGATGCTGCAGTCTATTTTAGCAAACTGGCCAATGTCACCAACTTCGGCCGGGAGATCATTCTCACCAAAGATGTGGGCATTGAACTCTTTGAATATCATCGGGATTGTAAAAGGCGGGCTGCCCCGTACAGAGGTATCGAAGAAACAGTCCGGGCAGAGATGGAACATCGGTACTTCAAAGTATTGAAGCTGGCCGGCGCCTTCGCCTATGTGGATGGTCACGCTGAGATCAGTATGGAGAACCTGTATGCCGCTATTAAGCTGGCCGAGGACTCAGGTGAGAGCTTTTATAATATGTTCCACCAGGATCCCCCGTATGCAAAGATGGCCCGGTATCTGGCCCAGGTTCCCAATGAACTGACTCAGTCCGATCTCATCGAAAAACTGCCGTATTATAAGAAAGCTTCGGTAGTCCTGAGAAGGGATATGGTAACCAACGCTATATCCTGGGGCTACAAGAATCACATTGTCGTTAAACAGTATATGCAAGAAGGTGTCGAATTCTTTAAGGGCTCATCCTTGACCGAAACCAACCTGGATAAACTGAAGGTGGCCCATTCCCAGAGTATTTCTGACGGCTATAAAAATGACCTGGCCCCCTTCGACAAACTACATGTTCTGACCCAACTAAAGAATCATCATTGGATCAATCACCGTTCAACCAATGGACACCGGGATGAGGATCACATGATCCCGGGATTCAACATGGTGGTCCTGGATATCGACAAGGGAGCCAAGCTGGACATCGTCCAGAGCCTCCTGAAAGATTACAAGTTCATGGCCTATACCACCAAACGGCATACCCCGGAAAATAACAGATTCCGGCTGATCATGCCTTTGAATTATGAAATGTCCATGACCGCCGAAGAATACCGGGCATTCATGCGGAACATCTTCGAATGGTTGCCTTTCGAGGTAGATACGGCTGCCATAGACAGATGCCGCAAATGGCTCACCAACGATGCCGGCCAGTATATCTATAACCATGGAGATCAGCTCCTGGATGCCCGCCTGTTTATCGCCAAGACCCGTAAAAATGATGAGCGTAAACAGCAGATGGTGGACTTTGCCAGTCTCTCCAATCTGGAGAGATGGTTCGTACAGGGATCATTTGAAGGCAATAGGAACAACCGGCTGCTACGCTACGCCATGCTCCTGGTAGATATGGGTTTCAGTTACCCGGACATCCGGGAAAAAGTCATGGGACTCAACAGCAGTATGCCGGACAAGCTCTCTGAAAAAGAGATTGATACCACCATCTTGGTCACGGCCACAACCGCAATAGGTAAACGAGCAGCTAAACAGGCTGCCTAAAAAATAGGAGATAAACCAATGGCAACGCCTACCAATGACAATTTAGTCCTTATCGTAGGGGAATCCTCCGGGGGCAAAACAGCGTCTCTCCGGAATTTAAAAAACCCCGAGGGGATCATGTACCTCAACTGCGAGTCAAATAAAAAATGTCCATTCCCGGCTAAATTCAGGCAATTCTCCATCACAGACCCCTATCAGGTCTATGAAGGATTTGCCCATGCAGACGTAACCGGGAATTTTCACACCATCATTATTGACACTCTGACATTCCTCATGGACATGTTTGAATCTATCCACGTTCTTCCTTCAGCAGATACTATGGCCGGATGGTCCCAGTACCAACAATATTTTAAAAACCTGATGCAGAAGTATGTGGCCCCGTCCAAGTGCAACGTCATTATCCTGGCTCATGTCCAGGCCATCCTGAATAAAACGGCTATGGTCATGGAGAGAAAAGTACCGGTTAAAGGTGCTCTCCAGGCCAATGGGATTGAAGCCTATTTCTCAACTGTGGTTTCAGCCCGCCGTATGGCAATCACCGACCTGGAACCCTATAAAAACCCTCTCTTGGTTATTACCCCGGAAGAGGAGATGCTTGGTTTCAAGCATGTGTATCAGACCAAGCTCACCAAAGAAACAGTTAACGAACGGATCCGTGCCAGCATGGGTATGTGGGATACCAAAGAGACCTTCATCGACAATGATGCACAACTCTTGCTGAACCGGCTTCATGAATATTACGGAACACCCGTAGCAGCTTAAATTAAACCAAAAACAAAGAGGTAATTTTATTATGAGTGATTTTAATGCAACAGCAGTAACTGAACTGACCGACAAAATTGACACCTTATTTGCTGAGTTCAAGCAGAACACTGCAAAGTACGACAATAAAGCCGGTGCCCGCAGAGCCAGGAAAAACAGTCTTGAACTGACTGCCCTTATGAAAGAATACCGGAAAATCAGTATTCGGTAACCGGGCGATATGCCCAGCAATTAATTTTAAAATAGGAGATAAAAATCTCATGTTTGATACCCTTACAACCGATATATCCATCCAGAGTGATGGCGACAGACTTGGCGGCTCCAGATATGGAACTCTGGATTCTGCTATTTACCCCTTTGATATTAAACTGGCCTACGGCTCCATCTCCGATGGCGGTGCCAAAGCCCTCAACCTTGTCCTTGAGACTGAAGACGGTAAGGAACTCAAAGCACAACTCTGGTTGTCCTCTGCAACAGCAAAAGGTGGCCAGAATTTCTACATGGCCAAAGATCCCAAGACCGGGCAGAAGACCCTCAAGAAATATCTGCCCGGATTTGAGCTGGCTGACCATCTGTGCCTGATGACCCTCGGCAAACACATCGCCCAGGTCAAATCAGAAGTGAAGACAATTATGCTCTACGACTTCTCCCAGAGAAAAGAAGTTCCCACCGAAGTACCCATGATTACAGAACTCCTGGGTAAAAAGATCTTTGCCGGTGTCATCAAACAGACCGTTAGCAAACGGGTCAAAGACGCTACTGGTAATTATGTGGATTCCACAGAAACCCGGAATGAGAATGAGATCGACAAGTTCTTCCATTATCCCTCTGGCCTAACCGTCACCGAAGCTGAAGCCAAAATGACCGAGCCTGTATTTAAAGGCCAGTGGGCTGAAAAATGGACCGGACAGGTCAAAGACAAGACCTCCAAAACTGCGGTCAATGTTACTGCCGGCCCGGGCAACAGTGGAACTTTCGGTGGGGGTACAACCACCCCTGAACAGGCAGCCAGTGGTGCATCACTTTTTGGTGGTGCAGCAGCTTAAATTTAACCGGTGAGGGCTTTATCATAGTGATGAGGCCCTACATATCTCTTCTTTAAATACCCTTATATAAAGGATGCAAAAAACCTATGCAGATTATTCTTGAAGAAAACGAAATCATGGAAGCCCTGAATGCTTACTGTGCCAAGAACATCATCATTCCCGAAGGGAAAAAGATCAATGTGGACTTCACCGTAGGCCGTGGTGGTAACGGTACCCGGGCTACCATTGATTTTGTGGATGATGATAAACCCAAGGCTACAGCACCTATTCCCAAGAAAATACCGGAATTTGACGTTCAAAAACCAGAAAAAGTAACCAAGGAACCAGAAGAGCAGGTAAACGAGAACATTGAAGACGCCGCCAAAGAACCTGCTCCGAAGATCATAACTGAACCTAACACCAATCCGGAAGAAGAACCCACCCAGGAACCAGATATCCCGGATAAAGATGAAGAAACCAATACGGCAGAGGCTCCTCCCACTAAGGACTCTCTGTTTAATTTCTGATGCTGGGCAACCTGTCCAAGGTCGTTGGAGCCTTGGGCATTATTTTAGCCTTATTCATTGGTTTGACTTTGGTGGCTCTTGTTATGCACTGGATTATCTTTATAGCTCCAGCAGCAATCCTGGTACTCTTTCTCTGGATTTTGTTTCAAGACACTGAGGATCCACCACCTGAATAACAAACCTGCCGGTAGGGGTATAAAGTTATCGACCCGATTATTAGTCGGGTTCCTCAATCCGGCAGGTTATTAATGGAGTGATTATGGCTTTCATAAGTATAGATGACTGTAAAAATTATGACCTCTGGCCAGGATTAGCTGATGATTATTTAGAACCCTTATTACCAGAAAATGCCATGGAGTCACAACAATTTGAAAAGGATGACTCTTGGCATCCAGCTCATCCTGATAATTTTTCTGATTAAATTTTTAAAAAAGAGCGCAGGCATGAAAAACAATTCTCACGCTGCCGAGGGGCTTATCTCCCCCCTACAGACACGAACGCCTGGACGTAGGCAGACAAACGTGGTTGTGCTCTTTTTTAAGTTTTTAATGGATTAAATATTAAAGGAGAGTTATGAAAAAACTTCTGAAGATTAAAGAGGTCGTTGACCGTACCTCGATATGCCGAGCTAAAGTATATCAACTACTGGCCTTGAAACAATTTCCCCAGCCTGTTAAGTTAGGACAAAGATCTGTTGCCTGGGTTGAAAGTGAAATCAATGACTGGATCGAAAAACGAATCCAAGAACGTGATGAAAAAGAAAACGCAGCATAAACAGCTTGACGGTATATTTAACGGTATAAGCCTTATTCTCAAAAACCAACAGACTGAAAATAAAAGATTTTTTTAAAAAGTATGGATGTGAGAATCTCTACCACACTGTAATTTAATATCATCCAGTTTTATTTTAAAACCCTTGGGAATTCTGGCTCTCAGGGGTTTTTAGTTTCTACCTAAGTCTACTAAAATCCGTTGACAGCAACAGTATCTTGACGATATATCTGACGGTACATAACCACTTTACAAAGGAGATACCGTCATGAAACTCTCAGATACTGCTATCCGTAATGCTAAGGCCCAGGACAGGCAATACAAGCTTGCCGATGGTAATGGTCTATACATTCTGGTAATGCCCACCGGACAAAAATACTGGCGTATGGATTACCGCTTTAACAATAAACGCAAAACACTAGCCTTTGGGGTGTACCCAACAGTCAAATTAAAGGCTGCCAGGGCTAAATGTCAAGAGGCTAAATTACAGCTCGCTGACGGTATTGACCCCAAGCCTACAAAACATACCGTCATCGGTTACACTTTTGAAGCTGTTGCCCGGGAGTGGTACAATACCAAAGAACCTGGGTGGGAGCCTACTCATGCAAAAAGAACATTGGCCCGTCTGGAGACACACGCCTTCCCTTTCATTGGATCAAAAGTCTGTGATGCTATTGGACCCTTAGATATTTTAAATATTTTGCGGATAGTCGAAGAACGAGGGACTCATGAAACAGCCCATCGTTTACGGCAAACATGTGGCCAAATCTTTCGTTATGCCGTCATTACAGAGCGAGCCCAATACGATGTCACGGCTGCTCTAAAAGATACGTTAAAACCAACAAAAATTAATCACATGGCTACCATCACAGACCCAAAAGAAGTAGGTGCTTTGCTCCGGTCTATTGATGGGTACACCGGACAATTCATTACCCTGTGTGCTTTAAAATTAGCACCTTTGGTATTTGTGCGTCCCAAAGAATTACGCCAAGCAGAATGGTCGGAAATAGATACCGTTAACTCTGTCTGGAAAATACCGTCAGAGAAGATGAAGATGCGCCGGCCACATATTGTCCCGTTATCTATTCAAGCTTTGCAAATCATAGAAGATCTTCGACCTTATACTGAACATAGGTCCAAATACCTTTTCCCATCTATCATGACAGATTCCCGACCCATGAGTGGAAATACCGTCTTGGCTGCAATACGTCGATTAGGGTATGAAAAAGTTGAAATGTGTGGTCATGGTTTTAGAGCTATGGCTTCCACATTATTAAATGAAAACGGCTGGAATACCTCTTATGTTGAAATGCAACTTGCTCATGCAGAACGAAATAAGGTAAAGGCTGCATATAACCATGCTGAGTATTTACCTGAAAGAACCAAGATGATGCAATGGTGGGCCGACTACCTGGATCAACTCAAGAAAACAATTTAATATTTTAAATAAAGGTTCTCAACTCCCTGAGAACCTTTTCTATTTTTCTTTCTCATCTCAATTTATACCTATCGTCAGATTTGTCATCATTCAATAAAAATGGTCTTTAGAACTTTTGACTTTAATTAAGGAAAACCAAATGAAAGAACTTTCTGAAAAAATTGGCGAGCATCAGTATGCTGCTGTTAATTGTACCTGTATGGATTGTGGAGAAGACTTCACTATCCATTTGGAACGTACCGGACCAACCCAAATTGAAATTAAAGATGGGGTCATCGGTAAACGGGATGAAGAATACTATTTCAAATGCCCCGATTGCTGGGAGAATGATAAAAACTTTGGTCAACATACCGAAGTATACTCCCGGGTAGTTGGTTATCTTCGACCTGTCAGCAACTGGAATGAAGCTAAACGGGAGGAATTTAGAATGCGGAAGGTTTATAAACATGGAGAACCAAAATGAAAGTTATTGAACAATCTCATCAGTTCCTTCGGGAATCTGATCCAATAAAATTGATAGAGCTGGCTGGCCGGACCTGCTACAAGTCCGAAGACAAAATCACAGAAGACTCTGCCAATCGGTTTGTTCAAATGATCACCAAGGCTGGACATTATTCTGTCCTGGAACATGCAAACAGAATTTTTCAAGTCAGTAAAGAAACTTGGAGTTTTTTGAAAGACTCTTCTGATTCTGGGTATCTTCGATTTTCCAACAAGAAAGGTGTTTTTATCGTTTCAGGAAATTTCAGGGCTTGGTTAGAATTTGTATTAAAACATACTGCTATAAAGTATCCTACTGGTATGCAAGCCATCCAGGATTATTTTGTTAAAACATACCCTGAAATTTTCCCTGATTACTTTATTGTGGATAAAAAAATTGCCATTATTCTTCCTGAAATATCTCTTGATCCAGAAGAAAAACTTATCCATGCTACCCGGACCTGCAGGTTTATCACAGATCGAGGTGTTACCCATGAAATGGTCAGGCATCGCCCCTGGGCATATAGCCAGGAAAGCACCCGGTATGTGAACTATGGGAATAAAGGGATGGAATTCATTCTCCCAGTTTGGGTGGGTAATATATGGGTTGGTGACTGGTCTGATTATGAAACTGCTTGGAGAAGCCGTTTTGGTCGTAGAGATGAAGACTGGATGATAGCACCTTCTGAATGGTTATGGGCATGTAAAAATGCAAAAGACTCCTATGAAGACTTACTGGATAAAGGCTGGCAACCTCAATTTGCCAGATCCGTCCTCCCCAATTCTCTCAAGACAGAGGTCGTCTGCACAGCCCCTTTATCCGAGTGGAAACACATGCTAAGACTTCGGACAAGCAAAGTTGCACACCCCCAGATTCGGATACTAATGGAACCGGTCCTGGCTGAATTACAGGAAGAACTTCCAGAGGTATTCAAATGATTTATGAAATGACCTGCGGCTGCCATTTGACACAAGATACTATAAAGTTAAGAGTAAACGGGACATATTATTGTCCAGAACATCCTAAAGGTAGAGTCAAACTGATTCAGAAGAAGTGTGCTGATTGCCCAACAATACTGACTCTTGCCCCAAATCAAGCGAAGACAGAACGTTGTGACGCTTGTCGAGCTGTTCATATCAGGGAAGTCCAAAAAGAGATTAACAGGCGAAAAGAACTTGATAGAGCTAAAGCTTCCAGAAAAAAATATGAATTAAAACTAGAGAAAATTCAAGCTGCAGCCGATACCTGGGATTGTATTTACCGGGATCAGTGTCTTGAAAACTCCTGGTTAAATAATCCAAGGGCGGACTGCTTACCCTGCTACAATTGTAAGGAGTATCATCCTGATAGGATTAAACCTTCTGAAATACCTTCTCAGTTTGTAAGCAACATTCGGCTATACCCTATTGCACACAGAAATTTTGAGGCAGCATAATTCAATTTGTAGTTGACACTAGAAATCTCCTTATTGTATATAAAATCAAAGGATTAAATATAAGATTTTATCTACATAAAACTGAAGGAGAGTCACATGCTGTCAATTATAAAAAGAGTGTGGCAATATAAAACCTTTGCTGAACTATCCCCTGAAGCTGCTGAAAGAGCCATTCAGGATGATACCCTGTTCTCCACCGAAGTATCCTGGGGCCAATCCATGGACCCGAATCTGGTGAATACACTTTATCATCCTGATGGCCAACCCACCTTAATCACAGTATCTGAACGGGCTAGAAAGTTTCCCAGGCCTTTTCACGTTTAGATTTTGGATACTTACATAGAGGTGCTCTATCAGAGGGCATCTCTAGAGTATCCCTCCACTCATTTACCCATTTATGACTTTCTCGTATAATGGGTATCAAAGATCTTCCCATATCAGTTAAAGAGTATTGTACCTGGATAGGTACAGTGTCAATAACTGTCCGTTCTACAATCCCAACTTTTTTAAGTATTTGCAGGTTTTCTGTTAATACTTTATGAGAAATTCCTATAATTTTTTTAAGCTCAGTAAAATATAGAGTTTTCCTGGCAAGGTGACAAATAATACAGCTACGCCATTTTTTATTAAAAATGCGCAGCATTAACCTTAAACCACAACCGCAAGGTTTCTTATTCATATTTTCTATGAAAATCCCCCTTTCCTATAGGTAATTTTTAGTTACTAAAAAGTGCCTTATTGTACTGGCATTCTAATAAATATAAACACACTATTTCACTTTTAAATAAAAACTTTACCAGAAGAGTATTACATTAAGGTTTTTGTTTAAAAATGAAATATTGATTATCAATTTAAGTCTGACATTTTCTTGTTATGGAGATTATTTCTGGTAAAAGCAAAAACATCAAAAAGGAAACTTATGGAAGAAAAACAAACAATTTTAGTTAAAAAAACTCAACTAGGGCAACCTGTCTTCATAAAGCTTATGCTATCTGGAGACACAGTTTCCCGGGAATACGGACATGTTGGTAGTGATAATATTCAAAGCACAGCCAACACCTGTACCGGGGTCAACATTGGTAAAACCAATGAGAAAAGCCCAGAGCAGGTTGCCGAAGAAGAGTACCTCCGGCTGATCAAAACCAAGACTAAAGAGGGATATCTTGAGGTACCCAGCCTGGATGACCTCTCCATCTTGGATCAAACCGGAGAAGGTCTGGACCTGGACAATATCCCTGAATCCTTCTGTATTTCAAAACCAAAGAAGACTATTTCCATCCCGGCCATGAACAAGTTGCTCAAATCCGGGAATGGGAAATTCTTCGTGAAATACAACGGAATCGGGCATTTTATCCTGATCCGAACAGACGGTGATATTCGGATATACACTCGTAGGTGGTGTGACCACACGTTAAAATACCCGAGTATCGTCGAAGAAGTTAAGTCTCAGGAATACCCCAATGGGACTTTGTTTTACACTGAGTTTATGATTGACCCGCAGCTCCAGATCCCACACATGACAGCTTTCCTGCTGATGTCCCAAATCAGCAAGGCCGACGTTGCTGACGGAGTTTGTAAAGATGAAGTGCCAAAATCCCTGGCTCTTCAAGAAATATACAGGGTACGAGCAGCACTCCTAACCATCCTGTACTTGGATGGTAATTTAGCAGCATCATTTCCATATCAGGTTATTCTCAATAGCCTGAATCTTAAATCCCCAGACATCTCTGCAGGAAAATCAATATTCGTCCCTAAAGAGGTTCCAATAAAATCCGGGGAAGAAGCGACACGTTTGGCTTGGGAGAACAAAAAACAGATTGAGGGGTTTGTTCTTTGGGATACCACCAAATGTATAGAAATTACGATGAATGGTAAGCCAAATCGTTGCGCCGCCTTTAAGGTTAAACCACAGGGCGACATAGACGTTATCGCAGACGGTTACGCTCCAGGTAAGGGAAGATTCCAAGGACTGGTTGGTTCTCTCAAAATCTGTCAATATGACACCACGGGTAATCGGATTGACCTAGGCACCGTTGGTGGTTTGACAGATGCTGATCGGGATCCCGACTCTTGGGAGTTTCCTTGTGTTATCGAAGTGAAGTATGATCAACGGTTTCCTGATACCGGTAAATTCCAATTCCCACGTTTCAGTAAACGCCACGAAGATAAACTTCCTGAAGACGTAGAATTATTTATGAATTAAATTCTATTTTGAGGGTTAGTATGAAGCCAAAGCAACACACTGATGGAATGGTTGTCACACCAGTAAACTGGTGTGACAAAGCGAAAGTCAGAATCTCCTTAACTCTGGTTAAACGTATGCTCAAACAAGCAGACATAAAACCAGAATCAGACCGAGCATATAACATATACGAATGTGGTCATGTCATTGACAATGATGATGATGCCCGGGTGATAAAATATTTCCCAGAATTCGCAAAGCAGAAAAACAGAGGCAAACGTATCTGCCCTATCTGCTGGGAAAATCTTGGAGAAAAACATCCTTTGATCACGAAATACAAGCGATGTTCATGTGGCGCCGAGCATGTCAGTTTGAGAGCGCAAGCCTCAGTATGTTGCAGTAGTTGCTCTTCATCCAGAAGGGCCGCAAGAGGGGATCTGCCAAATAGTATTGATAAGCATAATGACCATTTGGCAGATCCAGACAGGAGTTACTCTTGTATCCATCATGATAAGTGCGTGATGAAATACATAGAGTATGATGCTATACCTTGTAAAAAATGTCGTCGTTTTACAGAAGCATCAGTAAAATAAACTAAAACTAGGGGGAGTCTTCACCTCCCCCTTATGTTCGAGGCAAATATCCTTCAGGGTATACCATCATTTCTTCAGGCTCTCCAGCAATAACAGAACCATCAGCAAAAGTTACATAACCCCAGACAACCCACCGACCAGGTTCATCTATGTCACTTTCAGATTCCGGAGAAGCAGAAATAATACCATTTTCAGCATCCGTAATAGTTGCTGAAAAACTCCCAAGAGTTCCTGAAGGCTTCTTGTATTTCACAAGACAAGTGGCCCCTGTAATATCCTCGCTCAAATCAGCGATAATGGATAAGGCAGTTTGCCCTACAAAGATCATTCCCATATTTATTCTCCGGAAAGTTTTTCATGTTTTGAGTTTTGAAGTAATGTTTCAAGAAGCATATGTGTTTTAACCTGAGCTGACTTAATTTCTGATATGTCATCCCTGAATTCCCGGATGTCCAGACTGCTTTGTTCAACACGTTTTTCCATATCTATCATCCGGGCTTTCATTTCAGCTTTAAAAGATTCCAACTTAGACTTAACATCAGAAAGTTGATCTTTCACATTAGGTAAATTACAGCGTTGTACCGTGGAAAGACACTCCGATTTAGTTACATAAATAGAAGCCTTTTCAACTTGACCACTTTTAAAATAATCCCAGGCACCTTTACCGAGTAGACTAACTACACTGCCAGCCAGCAGAGTTATAAGAGTTCTTTCCATTAAGCATATTACCCTTTGAATTATGTATTAATTTTCTCTTTTCATACATTAATAGGAGGCAATTTACATTCCCTCTATCAGGGTAAAATTGACCCCAAAATCCAGCCTGCTCCCTGGGCAGATAGAATATCGTCCATTGAAGTGGCTACAGCAGTAGGAGGTAAACCCGTTTTATATGGAAGATTTGGGATAGTTGAATCTAAGATATTATCTGTACCCAAATGGGTAGACAATAAATAGGACATTGCTGAATCAAAAGGTCGGTCCATGACAGCCTTAATTGCTATCCGAGGAATCCTGGTGGCATACTTGGTAAACCAAAGAAGGCCTATTTCATTCAAATACTCAGTGATCCGATGAGAAGCAATATCAAAGTTCACGAACTCATCAATCGCCTTTGCAGCAGCTTCTTTTTGGCTCATTCCGAGGCTTTCTGTATAGTGCTTATACAGAATGTGCCGGCCCACAAAATCGGTCATTTTAACAGCATTATTGAGCACCTTGTATACTTCTGTGTCTTGGGTCAAAAAAGCGACTCTACCGAACTGTTTAACCGGTTTAGGAAGATTTTTGGTCTTATCCTCAACATAGCTTTCGATCATGCCTGGAAAATAGTTTTGCTGTCCCTGGGTATCAACATCATCTACCAGAGAGGGCATCAGCCCAGAGTCTATGGAATCTAGTACAGGATTTCTGGCCAGAGCATCCTTGAGTTGCATCAACTCTTTTTGGATTTCCTTTAATCGACGTTGATCTTCTGGTGTATTTGATTTTTCCCGGGTATCTTTTTCTATCAAAAGTTTATTCATTCTCTGACTGTCAGCCTGAAACCGAGTACCATATTTCACAGCGTCCCACCCATGCTTCAGAGTTGTACTGATGGGTACACCCCGCATCCTCAAGTACATTAAGTTAGAGCCAAAGTTGCCGAGCGTGACTGTCAAGGATTTTACAATGATGTTGTCCTTGGCATAATGAGTCATTTCTATAGCCATACGCTCTGCAGTATTAGCCGCCTTGATAGCTCGGCCGGACTCTCCGGTTATGTCCCGGGTAATATGTTGAAAAAGGGTAACTACCATTTTTTCCAACCTGGCACGTTCAGAGGGCTTCTTGGTAAAAGCATCAATGATTGAGTATTTACGGTAACCGAAAGCTAATGTCATAAGATCCTTGGGTACATACATGGTCTTTTCAGGCCCCCAAACATCCGCAACTACTTTCCGGGTTTTCTCCGGGATTAAATAATATTGCTCTACCATATCTGGGTCAGCTACGTTAGGCCCAATGGCTTTAAAAGCAGCAGGGTTATTTTGGTACTCTTCGTCATAGGTCTGTTTTAACCGATGAATCAACTCCTCATTAACAATGGGAGTAACACCTTTATCAAGAATCTGAGCAGCCATAGAACCAAACACAGTATCGAAATCACTGACCTGACTTAAATAAGCATCCTTGCTTGCCTCAGACATCATATACCGGTAATCAATGGAAAATCCTAGAGCATCTGTTTTGGCAACCATTACATTGGAAAGCTTGGCCCGGGAATTTCGTTTTTGAGTGAACATATGATCCCGAACAGCGTGTTTGTTTATGATAATCTGTTCCATGTTCAGATAGCCTTGTTCAGTGGAATTGCTTGTCTGAGCAGCTAGAGCACGTCCTCCTTGGCCTTTGGCTTTATTCCGAGTATAAGACATCAATCCAGACTGCAAAGTATTCATACGACCATTTCTGGCTGTATAGAGATAAATATCCTGGTTACGATAAACATCCGCTTCATCCCGAGGCAAAGGTTTTTCGCTTCGAGTATATCCCAACCGGGTCATCTCAGCTTCGTCTGCCAGAGTACCAAATTCGAGAGACATCTCAGGATTCAAAACAGTCTTGACATACCCTTTTATAAATAGACGTTCGCTGCCGGCAAACAAAGTTTCCCGGGCTTGTTCTTTAAGAGTTTTTTGCATCTGAAACATCTTAGACACACCCTCCGCATCATTAGTCAATATGTCAGCGAATTCAGCTCGGGAGTTTTCAGATAGGCTTCCAATGGCGTAAAGGCTTGCCAATTGATCAATCAGGGGTTCCACTTTCTTGGCATCCACCTCTCTCATATTTCCCATTTCAGTGGTACCGGCCAACTCAGCAATAAGCTGGGCATTCAAAGGAGCGTCTTCACCTTTTCGGAATTGAGAGTGGATTATGAAATCACCCAAAGCCATAGCTGCCCGATCATAATAATTCAGGTACTGAGCAACAACAGTGCTTTGCTTTTTCTTATTCACAGATTCCAGGATCTGGTTAAGCTTACCTTCTATGGTATCAAGAACCTTTTGGATCTCCATGTTTCTAACAGACTCGTCAGAATAAATTTTAAGCAAATGATCTGAGCCATGAACATCCAGCAGAATTCCAGCATCGGCCTTTAATCCAGCTTTGGTTAAATTTGTCTTCTGCTCCTTGGTTAGATCCAATGTAAAAAAGTCATTGGCCATAGAACTCCAAGCACGGGCAACAGCCTCTTTGGAAGCATCAAGAATTCTTTTTTTACGAGTAAGCATCTGGTAATAGTCAGACAGTCTTTCAGTAACTCCCCGTGCTTCCTGTACAGTAGTTTTAACAACCCCCTGGTCCATAGCCCTGGCTTTATAGATAAGATCCCGAAGCATCTGACCACCTTTACTGGGGTCTTTCATGAGAATATCATAACCCTCTTTCCAGGTTTCAGCTTTAGGTGCTACTTTTTTAAAAGTAGCCTTCACCAGACTGTTACCTTTCTCAGAAAGCTTCCCACTTAAACCAACAAATTTACGAACTACTTCAAACCGTTGGCTTTTCCATCTGGATTCAGTATTTGATAGTTGTTGAGCCAAAGCCTCAAGTTCTTGATAGGCTACTCGACGATTAATATCCGTCAGCCTTCCTCTGAAAAAGTCCATGATCATCTGAAAGATATTCAAGAGAGTTTCTTGAATATTGGCTCCCCGAATATTCGACCAGGTGCTTTTTGCATAATCAGTCTGACCCAAGCTAATACCTTTGAGGAAGTTGCTAAAATTCTCATTGGTTAAACCAAAGGCCATAAATTCATCAAGATGGTTGGACTTGATCTTATTGGAAGTTACTCCAGTATACTGGTTCTGAGTATTGGAGCCATGTGTGCCGGCATCACGAAAAAGATAATTGAAACGTTCATGGGCTAGAGATATTTCTGCTTGGTTGGTAATATTATTTGGATCACTCAAAAATATACGAAGACCCTCGTCACCATAAGTCTGTTTCAATTTATTATAAGCCACGTCGTATAACCGGTTAACCTTATCATAGAGGTGACGATTCATCTCCAGACCTTTATGGATAACAGCATGCACCAACTCATGGGTGTAAACCTCACCTGTAGACATCTGGATTCCAAGATTCAACAGACCAGAATGATTGCTGATAAACACCCTGTCTTTTCTTCCTGATTCATAATCAAAAGCACCTTCAGTCTGATCAGTAGTACTGGATTTCATGAATAGGTCCAGAGGCTCAATAACATTTTGAACCAAAGAAGAAAGAATATGCTTCAACTGGAAATCGTGATTAACATTGTCAGATTTAGACCCATTATTTTTAATGGCCTCGTAGGTATCAAGTATAGTCTCCCGGTTGATCTCACTTTCCAGAGCATAGTCTGCAGGGTCTAAGGATAGGTTTGACAACCGACTACTACCCAGAGTCTTTTGTTTTTCAGCAACATCTTTGAGAGCTTTTTGAAACATCTCAAGGGTCACTGCTTTTTTAAAAGCCTCAATACCTTTTTCTTGATTACCCTTATGTTTAAAAGCTGTTAAACCGGTAGTTGCTTCATAGAAGGTCCAAACATTCTTTGAAGTGCGTTCTGCAGCCAACTCGATACCAGGAAACTCATCTAAGGTTAATGCTCTGACCCTGTGTTCAATAAATTCCCCATCCTGGCGTATGCGGATAATCTGGAAACCTTTTTTATCTGGATCGAATTCAGGATTGATAGTAGTCATCTCAGGGGTCTCTTCAGTTACAGCAGATAGAATCTCTTCTTCTGTGACCTCATCAGGGGCTACGTCAAACACCTGCTGGCTGGTTTTAACTACAGCATCCTTGAGAATATCGGACATCTTAATATTGCTGACAGTCTCTTTAGGGGTGATCCCAGTCTTATACCCCCCGGTAGTCGGGTCCATGTACTGGTTCATGTGAGTCACAATACCAAGATCAGGGTTGGTTTTTAAACCAAGGAGAAACTTCTTATTTGCAGATGTTTTATTCTTAACCCAGGTAACCATATCGCTGACGTATTCGATAGCTGTTTTCGTATCTACTTCAATCTTTTTCTTGGCTCCAGGGTATTCAGGGATTTTGTTATATTTTTCATCTGCAAAGATTTTATCTCTGTTCTTAGCAATCCCATCAGCAATACCTTCACCAAGACTACCCTCTTTAAGCAATTTCACGAAAGCATCATTACTGTGTTTTACAGCCTGCTCAATTTCAAAAGCCAAGTTGTAATCCCGCATGTTTTCAAACATGGCTTTATTCTGGATATTTGTCATCTCAGCAGCCTGGAGGATATTTGTGATCCCAGCATCATGAATATTCAAAATACCAAAGGTTTCCGGATCTACAGCACCCATCAACATATTGGCCACCATAGAATCAAGCATATGAATGACGCTGGGAATTGGCTTAACCCCGGGAGCTTTCAATTCTTTGACAGAAACAGCTTTACCCATCAGCCGGCCAATCTTCGGGAAACCTTCAACCTGGTAGTATGTCTGCTCAATCGTTGAGAAATCATCCTCTTCGAGAACATCACTCCCGGTAAAGTCTGTCAGATTTATGAAACCACCCATCGGAGTTTTAATCCTGGGGAGTATGGACTCCAGCCTTGCTTTAAAAGCTTTTACATCCGCCCGAGTTAATGGTTTACCCTCTTTAACATGTTGCTGAATAAGAGCTTGCAGGGCAGCATTGTAATTGGCTGCAGCTAAACCAATGGCAGGATTTAAGAGTTTACTGGCTTCACGAAAATCACCATAGACCAGGGACATAGCATCATAAAGCATGGTCCCATAATCCACAGAAACAGCCGCATAGATATCCTTTTTGGCTTCTTTGGACAGTTGCCATTCAAGAGGGTTACCCTTGAAGGTCTTCGGATCCCAAACTTCTGTTTGAGTTAAATTACCAAGAGCTTCTTGTAACTGTTTCTGAAGAAGATCTGCAGCCGCTCTATCAGTTTTACGAAGGGCAGCAATACTCTCCAAAGTTTCCGGAATGACGTCATCAACAATCTTGGTGGCAATACCTCGTTCAGTGCTATTCTTCTCCGCCCCGTAAATAGCCCCTACATTTAAGTTTTTAGCTAGTTTACGCTTATGTTCAACTATTGAGTCTCCTGGTTTATCGAGACCTTCCAGAAGTCTGTTTATAGCTCGAATTTTACGAATACGATCCTGGGCTTCTACTGGGGTTGGAGAGATCTCTTCCCTTAATTTTCGGTTCCACTCTTTCAACTCACGAGGACGTAGTTGAAGAATTTCAATTCTCTCATTCAGGAAGGTATTCCAATGTCTGGCAATAGCCATATAAGGATCAAGGTATGTAGCATGATCAAAGTCATTGCCTTCTGCTCTATATCCTAAACCAACGCTCATTAATCGAGCCAAGAATACACGGGTAATAGGAGCTGTTCTAAGTTGGGTGAGCATCATCATGACACCATTGGCCAGACCATCACGTTCCAGGTAAAGGTCTGTTTTAAAAGGCTTGCCCTTCTTACCCTCTTTAGGTTGATTATCCAGAAAAGTTTGATATCCTTCGAGGACTTTCAAAGTATGAAGATCTTCACCACCAGATTTGATAGCAGCCATAACTGCCTGAACTTGCTCCGGGGTGGCTTTTTTATTACCATCAAGGACTTCTTTAAGTGCTTTCAAACCTTCCTGGATAACAGGCGTAGCAAGTTTTTCATCAACCAGCCGAAGAGTTTCTTCAAGAGAACTATATTTACTAGCCTCAATCCCAAGACCTTGGCCTACAGCTTCTATAAAGAGCTGACGATGCTTTTCATTGTTATGGGGATCAATCTCTACTTCAGTAGTGGACATATTGAAAAAATTTCGGTGTATCTTGTCCCCCTGGGGTCGGATCAAACCAACCTGACGCATACGACCAACTGCTTGAAATACAGACCGAATAAAGAACTTAGACAGAAATTTACTCTTTTGGTTTTGAGCCATTTCATACCACGTTTGAATCTGTTCAAAGGATCGGTCAATACTCCGGTTTTTACCCTTGATACTAATGATACTGTTTACATGCCGACCTTCCTCAGACTGATATCCGGCAAACAGCTTCATGGCATCCACACCAAAACGACGAAGTAATTTGTCCATTTTATTGGATACGTTATAAGGTGTTTGCTCGTTCTTCTCTTTATTGGCTGTCTGCTCTTTGGTGGCAGATTCACTGCTTTTCTGTAGGCGTTCCTGACCACCAGTGAGTTCAGGTTTCACGAATGACACCTCAAGACTCTTCGGAGTCATTTCAAACTGATCGTCCAGGAAAACCTTTAAGGGCTTGTACTGTTGGCGAAGTTCTTTGACAGAACCAAGAACGTTACCTTTCTTGTCTGTTTTCAGAGAGAAGAAGTCATCTGCTGTAACACCCTTCTGAGGGCCGTCTAACAGAAAGCTGGTAATCTCTCCATCATAAATACCATCCAACTTATTAGCCAAACCCTGTAAACCAAAAGTAGAATTCTCCGGCTTTAACCCTTTACGTTTTCCAGAATCAACATACTGACGTTTAAGGTAACCCATCTGCTGCAGATTGGTGAGAATAGCCATACCGGTAGACCTGCTGAGATTCTCCTCCAAGTTTTCCAAGGCCTGATCACTGAAGGATAGCTGCAGGTGTCGGATTACATCTCGACCCAGAACTTCTGAAAAGTAAATACCCTTATTCCCCAAACCATCCATTAATCCCATGGATTCATTGGTTATAATGGTAGAAGCTTTTAAACCAAGAATCTTCTTAATGGTTCTTTCAAGATCCTCTGTTTCTGCTTGAGTTGATAACCAATTGAAGGCAGATAAGGCCATGGCTGCTTTGAAATTTTCAGGCAATTTACGGACTGCTTTCTGGGTTACCTTCTTGGTTGTCGGATGGGTTATAGAACGGGTTTCACCATTAAAAACTGTAAAATATGAAAGAGCATCTTTAAAAAGCCATTCAGTATTCTTATGCTGATAAAGTTTATCTAAGGTGGAAGAGAACTTTTCCATGAAAGAAATGAGTTTACCAAGGGCAACTTTTTGTTCACCCTGCATTTCAGCATGTTGTTCTTTTAGGTGATCAATTACTTCGACCTCACCATTAAAGAGATTGGCTTCGCCTTTTACCTTGGTAAATGCTTTGACAGCGTTAGTCTTTTTGTAGTCTTCAACTGTCTTGAGAGTACTGGGATCAATACTGGTGTCCTGGGCAACCTGGTTGGCTGGACCGTAAATCCGACTAGAATCCCGTTCAGACTTTGTGATAGGCTCCTCCTGTTCTACCACAGGAGAAAATACCTCATCATTCTGCTCCACCATTTGTGATAACTGATAGTCATAGTTATCATCAATCGGAGGCTCATTTGCAAAAGGAAAGTCTTCAGTTTGGTCACTCTCTTTTTTTAACTCCTCAGAAGGCTTTTCTTGTTTAATTTTAGGCTCTTTGGTTTCAGGAGGGGTAGCTATATCTTCTTTTTGTTCTTGTTGCTCCTTGGTGGCAATAAGCTCTTTATACAAGGCAGCTTTAGCCGTATTAGGGTTAACAGCTTTTTGAGCTTCTCGAAGTTCATCGAGAGATTTATCCTTTTGAGATACATGCCAATTAGCGGCTGCAGGTTTCATTTCCTGGATCTGTTCTTCCACAAAACCCATTTCAGAAAGAGTCTGTTGGGTATCAGTGGAAATATGAGAAGGCAATTGTACGGTAGGTGCAATTTTAGCCCTGGGCTGCTTCTCAACTTTCGGAGCCGGAGTACCCTGGCGGGAAGTTTGTTCTCCGCCCGGGTTACTCTGGGCATCGCCGGCCCTCCCCTCCAGGTCTGGGGAAGTTTGAGTACCGGGATTGGTGGTGTCAACCTGGGTCGAAGGAGAGGCGACATTTGCGACAGTCCCGTTCGATTGAGTTTGTTCGGCAGTCTGGGACGGAAACATAGCTTGGGTTAGAGCTACCCCATCATTTAGGGCTTTAGCCTCCAACCGCATAGTTTCCGCCAAACTCCAAGTTTTTGGTCCAATAGAATAAGCTTTACGTCCATTGGCTACTTGTTTAGCATTGATAGTACCAAAAGATTTTTTAATTGCAGCAGAAGGCTCTACATTGTTTTTAAAAGCCTGGTACATTCCGGTGAAAGTATTGGCTCGAACGACTCTCTCTTTTGCCCACTGAGAGAACGCATTTTGCCGTTCTGCGGCCAATTGGATGTCACCGTTATTAAGAGCATCAACCACACCCTGCTTGTGCTGGAAAAGGCCAATATACCCGTCACCACCATCAAGGATATCTGTGTTCACCTGCCCCATACTCTTGGTGGTTTTATCCACAACAGCCTTTACGGACTTTTGGAGATTGGCAACTTTTTGTAGGACACCAATATCTTCAGGAGTCAGCTTATCCTGGTGGTCTTTAATAATTTGATTGAAGTCTACTGAGTCATCTTGAAAGAACGCTTTACCGCCATTAGAACCAAAGACCTTACGAAGAATCTCATTCACAGCACCAGAAGGAGCTTCCTGTTCAAAAGACTTTTTAAAGTCCTCAACTAATCCAGGAATTTCATCATCGGTTGCTTTGACAATACTCTGCATCAAAGGAGTTACATCTTCCCTCTGTGTCTTGAGGTATTCCCCTTTGGCAATTAATTGAGCCTGTTCTTCAGTATACCGGGCTTTATCCTCGGGAGTTGCAGCAGTTTTTATCTTCTCATCGAGGGCATCTACTTTGGCCTTGGTTTCCATTTCACTTTGAACCAAAGACTGAAATACTTTAACGGCATCATCCCGGGTCTTCAGTTTATCTGTCCGGGTAGCACCCTCTTTTTGGGTTTGCTTTTGAGCAACGTGCATGGCCGTGGTAGGATTATTCTCAGGCTTTTCGGCTTCGGTAAACTGACTGGTGTTACCAGTCTCAACCACTTCAGCAACTTTCTGATCAAATCCGGGTTGAGTCTGAGGCCGAACTCTGGCTTGTGCTTCTTTCTTTTCAGCCCTCTTACGATCTACTTCTTCCTGCTCTTTTGTAGATCGGGTAAATACACCACCTACAGAAGCAGGGCCACCGCCCAAAGCACCAAGACCAGCGGCATCAATGTACTCTCGAACAGCATCCTCTGAGGTTAAATCATCACCTTTACCCCAACGTTCAATACCGGTTTGGGTAGCTTCTTGAACAGCTTCACCAGCAGCAGTTTTACCTCCTGTGATAGCTCCACGAGCCAGCTTGCCGGCAATGCCATCCATTTCTGTGGCTCCGGGAAACTTGCCTAATTTGCCTTTTAAAGCGGATACACTTAACAGAGTCTCCATGTATTCAACTGCACCGGCCAAGGCCGTAGCGGTTAATCCCTGACCGATTTCACCAGCAGTTAAAGGAGTGCCTCGTTCGGTAGATTGTTTGGCCAAGTCCCCCAGGATCTCCCCACCTTCCATACCGAAACCTGAAGCAGCCATTCCCAGGTGTTCACCTACTTTTGCAGTGACATTAGCTGTGGCCTTATTTAGGACAGCTTCAGTAACTGTTTTCCCGGCAGCCAAGCGAGTAGCTTCTTTTTCAACAAGACCGCTCATGACTTGACCTACCATTTTTTTACCAATTAACCGGGTACCGCCAGCAACAACACCTGAACCTGCCAGTATAGTAGCAAGCTGGGATGCTACATAACCGGTACCATGAGTAGCCCAGGAGAGCATTGCACCATAATCACCATCTTTGGCTTTTTCCCAGGAGTATGTTAAAGAGTCTTCAGGTCGGGAATACTGAGCCATATCTTGCTCATTCTCAATATACTTCTTGACCATGGCTTCTTTAAACCCAGAGGATAATCCACCCTCTCCTGCTATGGATTCAGCAATGGCGCCAACACCTGCGCCTAGGCCATAACCAAGACCAACCATACCCTGAATAGCTTCACGGCCACCACGTCCCATAGCTTCAAGAGAATTTTCTGGAACTGGATCAAGATCAATTTTAGGAGCCTCTTTATTACTAAGATCCAAAGGAGCAAGAGCCTGCTCCTGTTCTATCCTGGAAATTAAATAACCGGCAGCCGAAGAAGTGTTACCTAATTGTGCTTTTTTATCTTCGGTTGCGGCTTGGACTGTTGCAGCTTTTTTATCGAATAAAGTAGAAAATTCCAGGGATGGCATTTTTATGGTGTCCTATTGTTGGTATTTTTTAAGGTAATTACCTAAATTAATAGAAGGTTCATCTACAATAGCCTGCGGTGGATTTTTTCCTTGGGAAAGAGCATCCTTTAACGCATTCTTTAAATCTGCCCCAGGATTGCCAGTTACCTGGCTACGGCTTTGTTTTTCTTTAGAGGAAGCTTTTTCTTTTAATAGAACTTCAGCAGCATCGGCTTCTTCCTTGGCTTTTTTATCTGCGGCAGCCTTTTTTGCATCTTGAAGTTCTTTCTTGACACCCCACTCTACAGGCTTCCCATCAGCACCCGTCTTATTAAAAGACAGCGTTTGATTCTCTATACTCTGAAGGACCTCAGAGATATTACCGGGATTACCTGTTTGGTTTTCTTTTTCAATGGCTTGTTTGGAAGCTGTGGTGAAATCGGAAACATTTTGGGTAATACCACGAATTTCCTGGTCAGCCTTCTTTTTTACAGAAAGCCTTTCTTGCTCAATGGTTTCACCTTTACGATACTGGTTTATCCTGTTTTCAACTGCAGTTTTCATGGCAGTAGGATCTACCCCTTGATCCCCAAGAGAAGATTTTTTAGCAGAATCTTGATAACCGAGCCAAAAGATAGCATCTACCTCTTTAGGGGAGATATTTGAAATACCAGAAACTTTTGATATAAGGTCTTGGTAAACAGTATTAAGAGCAGTTTCGGCGGCTTTTTTACCTGTTTTGACTTTAGTCCAATTATCAGAAGGCTCCCAACCAGTATCAGACATACCCGCAGTAATTTTTTCAATAATTCCACCAGGCAAGGAAGCAGCATCATCTACAACTTTAAGAATAGCCGGGGTAATACCGGTGACACTATTTCTTTTTGCTATATAAGAGGCGTCTTGTGAATCGTACCACTCCTTACGTTCTGTTACCTTGTTGAGAGCATTTTGAGTTGCTTGGGTTAATTGCTCTTTTTGGTCATTACGCATAGAACTCATACCTATCTGCGTAGATAAAATATTATTGAACAAGGGTAGTTGATCTCTACCTCGGACCATACCACCAACTGCAGCAAAGGCTTTATTCGGATCTTCTCCAGCCTGTAACATTTTGAGTGCAGTAGAACTGGCCAGATCCATAGCCCTGTTATTGGCTTCTTCTTGGGCGAGCTTTCTACCTTCACGAGCATACCTGCCTTGCTCTAAGGAAAGCCTGCCTTTATCAAGGGCTAATCGACCTTGCTCAATGCCTAGTCTACTACGCTCCATCTGATACTTTCCCTCGATGTAGTGATCATCAAGTTCGCCTTTAAGTGTACTACGAAGAAGGTCGAGATCTTTAACCCCGGCCTTACCACCTTGGGCAACCAAAGCCTCTACTTGTTCCGGGGATGTTGGAGAAGCTACTTTACTTCGGAAAGCTTCTACTTCATCCTTATTGGCTTTTGTATACAAGGCTGTACGACCCTGATTATCGACCATAAAAGAGTTCAATTTCTTCTGGATTTCATTTTCACGCATACCTGCTGATCGGTACTGTTGTTCCAGAGAAGAAAGGCCGGCAGTCAAATCACGCTCTTTATCAGCAGCATTCAGAGCAATAGGCAAAGCCTCATTTGCTGCAACACCCTGAAGCCTTTGACGAGCTTCTGATACAGCCCCAGGGAGAGCACTGGGATCATACTGAGCCCCGAACCGTGCATTAAAAGAAGCCTCGTTGATAAGGCCCTGATCATCTCTACTATTCAGGTCTTTGAGACTCTGGATGTTTTGAAGTTCAGCTTTCATGGTCCGAGTATTAGCAGCAGCCGCAGCATCCCAGTTTTGTTCATCCCGGGTGGTGTAATTTTTAAGCTCTTGGCGTAAAGGGTCAAAAGCTTGCATGATAGTATCAACACCATTGGCTGTACTTCTGTTGGCAGTATTGCCGCCATCGCCAACAGTGGTGATATTCCTCCAGGTAATTTCAGGCATTATTCACCATCCTTAGATCTGAGTGAGTTCGCCAGCATTAGCAGCATTACGGTCTTTCCGAGCCTGGTACTGCCAAGCAAGTTGATCATTGATGAGCTTCTTCTGGGCACCATAGTTTAAATCAAACTGACGGCGGTTTTCAGCCAGGGCATCTTCAACTTGTCCCAGTTGTTGTGAACCAAAATAGAAACCAAGACCAGATTGCAAAAGGCTGAGAGCCGGCCCTGCCCAGCCACCAAAAGATTCCCCATTTGCGTTTTTATACCCGAGAGCATTTTGCCAGAAAGTAGGGGTTGTTGTAGCTGGATTACTTACTGCTGCTGAAGGAGAGCCAAACTGTGAAGAAAACGCTCCATCATAAGAGTTCCCAAATTGAGATAAATCAATACCTACTTGAGGAATGAGAGAATTACCTGCAACTTGTTGCTGGATATTCCCGAGACCAAAATTAAGCCCGGGTACCTGAAACTGTGGCTTATCTAAATAAGACATAGCGTAACCTCTTTAATTTTTTGGATCAATATAATGTATTTTTGAGTTGAGCACCTAATTTGGTATCAGCTTCAGGGAGTCTTAGAGCCAGATCAAAATAAGTTGCAACTCCCTGTAAAGACAACACTCCGATATTCCCTGAATGAATTGCCAGGTTATAGAAGTTTTCTACACTATCAACTTTAGGTTGCTTTAGTGTTTTTGAATAAACCTGGGCATCAAGAAGTTTCAATGCAGTTTCAGAGGGATCAGGAAGCAATTCAGCAGCTTCTTCCAACTCTTTCCATAAAGATGTTTGATCTTCTAAGGTATCGCTGTACTCTTCTTGGAGATCTTCAAATTCTTGCTGAAATCCTGCATTTGTGGAAGCCAGCATAGAGCATGACAAAGCCATTAATCTACCAGCAGTTGGCATTGTAGAAGCTATGCTTGATACTTCAAACACACCCCCTTCAGACATGGAAGCTAAAGCAATAGTGGCTATGGTTATGATTAGCATCGCTTCTGGGCCAACCCATTTGGCTACATACTCCAAAGCCAAGGATATAGCATACATGACTAGAATAGTTTCAAAGAGGTAGACCAAGACAGCTATGACACCTGCTTCTGCAGCAACAATTAAACCAGCAACCCATGTACCGGCACCACCGGTATAAATAGAAATTACAATACCTACAATTACGATTACAACCTGAAACCAGGTTGCGGTATACCAAGGGATCTCTGTAACTACATAACTGTTTAAAACCAGAATTAAAGAATCCTGGTACAGTACACTTCTTACGACAGCAGGGAGCTGTCTGGAAAAATTGTAATGGACTGGAATTATAAACTGATGATTATCTGGGTCATCAATCAGATCACTCAAAGTGGTGATAACTGAATGCCCATCATAGATGCTGTTCCGATGAATAAGCCCTTGAACAGTAATTTGTTTATAAGTATTTTCAGCGATTTGTACTCTGAAAATAACATAGGCACTATCCAGGGAAGCCAAAACACCAAATAAACTATCATCGGTTGCTTCTTTAGCCCACTCTTTGGTGGCATGTCCAATAGGACCGATAGATCCCTGTCTGATCTCTGTACGAATATAAGAATAGGTTATTTTAAAGTGTAAACCATACTCTTCAAATTTCCCTATGGCACTATTGGAAGTTGTTTTTGCTGTAGCAGTAGTACCATCAGAAGCAGTCCAGGATACCTCATCAATCTGATTGCTGGTTGCTAACTCTGCACCTATGATAAAGGTATAGGTATTATAAGAAGCTACCCCAGTTTCGTAGACACTATCTGAATTTTGGGATACGGCTGTTTCGATATTATTGAATACATCCGCCTGAGCTTTGTCTGCAAGGAAATCAAAAAATTCAGCTAAATAACGGATACTGGCCACATAGTCTGTTTGTAGATCAACACCAAAGGTAATATAAGCATGGTCGATGTCATCAATATGTGAGTCTGATTCTAAAGTATCAGCGATCTCCTCAATATCAACGCCAACCTTTTTCATCATGGTCTTGCTGGTTTGGTAGAGTTCAGTATACTCTTTGCCTGTAACCATACTTTCATTTTCATAGCGAATAGGGACCACAGGCATCAAAATATCATCTTCATCAATGTAACTTTCCGGGGTGAGATCTGGATAAATTCCAGAGCTGATATCATAGTACCACCAGTGGACAGATGCTGAAGGAGAACCCCCTGAATCCAAAGTACGATAACAAGCCACGCAGTAATCCCGACCATAAATCAAACCGGAAGCTACCGACACAGTTTCCTGGAAAGTAGTCTCACTGACATATGTTTGAGTCGGAACAGCCGGATCTCCAGTATACTGCACAGAGTATTTTATGATCTTGTAGACAATTGTGGCCTGGGTATAGGCGTCATTGAGTTCAACACTTTGGACCGATCCCACATAATAAAAATCACCACTGGCCTGGTAAGCTGAAGGCAGTTCAGAAATAGTATTGTTGATTGGATTCCAACCCCGGGTGGTGAACAAATAGGGAGCCACCACATTGATGGAAACCATAGGCATTATATAATGAAATTCTAAAACAACACCGTAAGGCTGATCTGTATCATCAACGATAGCATCAATGACATCCTGCTCGGCTAAAAGAATTGTGGTCTCATAGGTGGTTTGAGGTAAACCAAGGGTGTAAGATTCCTTGGCGTATGCCATCATGTTACCTACCTGAGAACTCATCTGACCGATTGTGACATTGAGAATATTGTGAACTAAGGAAGATCGGGTAAGTATTGAATAGAGGACAGAGTCTAAAACTGCATTAGGGTTTGGCTCAACAAGATGGTAGATATTCGACCCAACAGTGATCTCTTCGGAATCATCAAATAAACCCATTTTTTAATCCCCCAAGGGGTTATAGATTACAACAGGTCTTACCACTGGGCTGTTAATCAACACCTCTTTTGTAATTAAACTATCAATTTGCAGCTCTTTTGTAATTAAACTATCAACAGGAAATTCTTTTATTACAGGGCTTTCAATTAATAGTTCTTTGGTTATTAAACTACTAATTACCAACTCTTTGGTTATAGGACTTTCAATAGAAAATTCTTTAGTTAATGGGCTGTTAAAAGTAAAAACTTCTACCCAGTCAGAAATAGATGTTTCAACAGAGCCTACTCCATTAACGAGAACCGTTATTGTACCAATGCCTTGGATATGTAAAACAGCATATACAAAACCAATACCATTAACAGAGGAAGCAGTTGTTTTTATTCCAGAAACCCGGATAATTGGAATAACCGAACCAACTCCATTAACAGATAAACTATTAGTTTTTACACCAGAAATACTGTATTTTACTGTTACTGAGCCAATGCCAAGAATTGAATAACTATAAGTGCCAATACCATTTACAACGTATTTTGGTATTACACTACCTATACCTGCTATACTGGGAGAATATGTTTTAATCCCGTTGACAGCTAGATAAACATTAATGTTACCAACACCTGCAGTTGACAGTGCATAGTTACTGGTACCAATAATAGAATATTTAGGGAAAACAGACCCTATTCCAGCAACAGATTGAGCATAACTTCCTATTCCTGAAATTGAGTATTTAGGGATAACAGAACCGACACCAACATATGATGTGGAGTAGGCTCCTATACCATATATATCAATAATAGCTGGGGCTTCAAAAGTTCCACTTGTCGTAAATGAATGAACAGTATACAGGCCATCATAAGTAATAGTACCACCTTGGTACTCTCCAGCAGAGGTAAGATACCGGATAATTACAACGCCTTGATACCCAGAGCCCCCTGGATCGGTTGAATACCTTCCAGCACCGCCACCACCACCTCCGTAAAATGTAGCATCCTCACCATCTGTACCATCCCAACCACCCTTACCACCTCCACCTTGGCCCGCTGTACTGGAGTTAGAGGTATGATTTGTACCCCCTGAGCCACCACCAGCATAGTATAGAGAAGTACCTGAGATAGACGTTTGAATACCATCACCACCATCTCCTGCATCACCATTAGATGTTGTTGTTGCATCACCACCTGCTTCACTGGCACCACCACCCCCACCACCATTTCGCCCCCAGGCCAATGTAGTGTGTGAACCATCACCGCCAGCATATCCTTGACCGGAAGTGCCGGACGCACCCGTACCTGTATCATGACCACCACCACCAGATCCTCCAGAATACCCATTGTCCTGAGAAGTACCACCACCACCGGTTCCACCGCCTATTGCTGTAAATAAGGAACCAAATGTGGTGTTTCCTCCATTAGAACCTTCTGAGCCACCAGCACCAATAGTAATAGATAAGGGTAGATTTGATAGATCAAGACTATAACTGGTTTGAAGGATGGCACCACCGGCGCCACCCCCACCACCATAATCGTATACACCTCCGCCAGCTCCACCGGCAACAATAAGTATGTCACAAGACAGAGTAGTCATTGGTTATTCAGATGCAGGATCTCTGAGTTCGGTTACATCATAACTGTTGAAATCAACGTCAGCGCCATCAGTAACAGCTTGAGAGGTACATGCTGTAACAGCCAGAAGATTGGTACCATCGGAAAAAGCCAAAAAGATGCCTGTGCTGTTTGCAGTACCACTACCTCCAGTTTTTCCAAGAAAAGTTAATTTCCGCCCGGAAGTATCACCATTGGCTTTTGTAAAGTCGGAACCATCTCCAGCCAGAGTAGCATAAGCACAAGAAACAGCAGCTATACCAGCGTAGTTAGCAGGTTCTGCTGTACATAAATCGACTCTGGTAGCAGCATCTCCGATGTAGTCCAATGCTGCATCTAAAGCATCATCACTGATCATTACCATAATATAAAACCTCTTTACTTATAAATTAAGAAATACCGATTCCGGCTTTAGCTTTAGCTACAACTTCACCAAGAGACGCATCATCTAACCCATTTGTTGTATTGGCTGTAGCTTCACTTTGAGTGGCAGAAACTGACCAAGTATCAGCGAAAATCTTAAATACCTTCTGTTCAGCATCCCGGGCAAAACCTTCTGTCTGAGCTGCATACAGAGCTTTCTGTTGCCCAATGACACCTGTAACTGCAGTTAAAGTATTCAGATATGGGGAACCTATTTTTACGGTATCTGCAGTCTGAGCCAATTCAGTATTGGCTTTCTGAGACAACAGAGTTTGTTCGGCATAGATTTTATCTTTCTGGGCTGCACTCAAACCAGTAATTGCCGTGGTGCTGGTCATAACACCAAGAGTTACTGGTTTGGTGTCACTGGTACTGGCCAGTTCAGTTACAGTTTTTTGTTCAGTATAGACAGCTTCGGCCATCGTCTTATCCGTTTCAGCTTTCATCAATCCGGTTACGGCGGTACTGCTGTTCAGACCATACCCGGCAGCTTCTGCCTGGGTGAGATCATCATCAGTCTTGGCCAATTCCGTAATAAGTTGCTGGCCGGTCAAAGCATTTTCAGTTGCTGTACGGCTGACCTGGGCATCGACTAAAAGGCCTTCCTGGGTAAGTTTCTCCCTCTGGAGGGCAACGATACCTTGAACTGATGTATCCCCGTTAAAACCAAGACCAAGGGGTAAATCATCATCAGTCTGGGCCAACTCGGTAACGGTCTTCTGCCGGGTTAAAGCTATCTCTGCCTGGATCTTTTCTTCCTGCTGGGAATTTAACAAAAACTGAAGGGCTGTCTGCATTACCGCAGTCATGGCACCAAGGTACACCTGAGTATACTCGGCACCGGTAATCCGGTCAGCTTCATATTCTTCGAGAAGGTGCTGCTTGGCAGCTTTCATCAGGACATCAAAAACACCTGTGCCATCAACACTTTGGGTGGTCAGCCTGGATACATCAGGTTGGCTTAGAGACGCATTGGAATCTAAAACAATGGTATCAATCGACGTAGTCATAAAGACCTCTAATTTTCATCAATACTGTGGTTCAGGGACTGTCGTCTGGCCAGTTCTTTCAACTCATTGGTTGTGAGGGGAGGAAGTTCTTCGACGGCAAACATAGGCACCATGCGGGCTCTCTTGATCTTCAAACCAAACTTCCCGGGAACTTCATAAAATTCCTGACGTTTTTTCCGTTTAATCTGTTTGAAGATAACCACAGGCACATGCCACTCGACGTTGAAAGGTACATATTTTTTGATGGAACCAAAGGTGGAATTCATGACAGTAAAGAAGTCACCCTTCCATCCTTTTTTGTTGGGGTCCATGCAGGTAACCCGGATACGCACCAGACGATTGGCCTCTTTAACCTGTTCCATTTTTTTCTGCATGGCTGTTTTTTCTACCGGCACCGGTTTTGTAGGCTTGAGGGATTCATTCACTTTTTCCTTCAACTTCTCCAAACCAATACTGGGATGGTATTTAATACCCATCAGATCGGCACGTTCCTTGAGCAGGGTCAATTCATCTTTTTCTTCATAAATTTCAGTGGTATCTTCAAATAGTTCAGTCATGGGGATCTCCTTGAGGGTTTAAAAAACCCTCCCCCAAGGACGGAGGAGGGCTAAGATATACTTACTGTTTAATCCAAAGGATTAAATTAAAGCTGGGCTACGGACCAGATAACGGCCAGACGTTCCGTCCTGAGGGGCATAAATCCATAGTACCACTTGATGGACATGAAGCCAGTTTCCCCATAGGGGTCGTTCCGGTCAGCAGTAGCTTCACCAGGTTTCTTATGATAAATCTTGAATTTCACCATTTTACCAGAGGTCTGGAAACCAATGGTGGTAAAAGACTCAGAACCAATAACCATCATGGGATAGGCATCATACCGGCCATTGGTAGTACGATACCCGGCATTGGTAGACTCAATGGCACCCACACCAGCATGATGCAGCATCTCGGGAACAACAACGACACGAAAGTTGGCCACTGAGCCGATTTCACCATTGATCTCGGAGCCGGCAGCAGCATAATGAGCCAAGGGAATAAAGGCCGGGTTACTGTGGTAATCCGTCATCTGCAGCAGGGTAGGCTGCATTTCAGAGCCGATATACATCAAGCGACAAGCAGGGATAACCTTGGTATCCTGGAGACGAGAACCGGTAATGATCTTGGTAGCTTTGGGGCAGCGGTTGTTGTTCAACTCAATGTCCAGTTTTACCAAGTCGGAGTAAGCCACTTCTGTTACAGAACCAGTTTCACCAGTAAGCTCTTCCAGGGTATCAACCGAGGCAGCTCCAGGGAAATACTCAACACCGGCGTTTTCCAGCAGGTCAATCTGGAGCATATCTTCGGTAATCTCATGGGCGCCGAAGATCATTTCACGGTTGACGTGCATTTCCAGTTCGGCATCAGTATCAAAGTTAAGAGATTCTTCCGTGTATTCATCGAAGAAACCGAACTTCTCAATGGAACCTTCCAGGTTGATACGGGTAAAACCCACCCGGTTAACACGGCCACCGGTTTCAGACAATACCGGTAATTTGCCCTGGATGGACCCGATGTCTTTACTGGAGCCGTAGATATTGCCGTAACGCTCAACTTTGGAGGCACCACCAATAATGGAGGTAACAATGGTAGCTTTGGCTTCAGTCTCATAAACCGGGGTCTGGTTGGTAACGTCAATACCATTAGCATCAACAGTCGCTGTTACAGCAGTGGTACCGGAAAGAACATCTTCGATCAGGGTTTTAATGTTTGCATAGGTCTTGGCAGTAGCTCCGGCAGCAGCGGAAAGGTCAGCGTCTTCAGCTACACCTGCAGCACCGATTACATAGTAACAGGCATCGGCAACGCAATAAAGGTATTCACCTTCAACATAGGCTCTCTCGGCTGTACCAAGGGTATTGGTATTCAGAGGAGCACCATTGGTAGCCTGGGGAATGGTTACCGTAAACTGGGTGGATGCCATGACAACACCATTGGCATCAATGCCCTGGTCACTGATGTTTCGGTCATCCAGCAGGGGAACATAGTGATACCGTTTAATGGTCTTGCCCATATTTTTCGGCATACCCACAACATCGGCAAGCTGGGAAAAGTATTTTTCTTTCTGCAAATCCACCAGGGCTTTCTTCTGGTAGAAATGATCGGTAAACTGAGTACCAATGGTAGAGTTGCTACCGGTACCGTAAACCTGTCCGTTTTCAAAAGTCATTGTATTTTACCTCGTTATATCAAGATTTTATGTACTTATTGATATCCAATTTGGCAAAATCTTCATCAGACATATCGAGTGGGTCAAAAGCCGGAGCAGCAGTGGTCTTGGATCCTTTAGTCGGACTTGCAGCACGTTTCTTTTTTTGCCGTTCGATCTCTTCTTGGGATTCCGCTTTAGGCGGCTGAACATTCGGCTGAGACTGGACAGTATGCTGGGATGCACCGACTCGCTGAAGGACTCCTTCATTAGCTAGAGCATTGCCCATCTGTTTATAAGCCTCAAAATCTGAAACACCACTAAGGCGGCCCAGACTACGTTCATAGTCAACTCGCTTCATGACAACATCAAAAGTACCATCTGCGATATGCCCATTGATTATCGAGATAATATGGGGCTCAGAGGCAATGGTGTTCTGACTTGATTCATCCCACTGGTTGGAAACGACATTGAGAGTTTTCTGGAATGTAGGAGTATCCCGGATTTCACTTAGGACATTATCCAGATCAAGCTCTTTATCGGAGATCTTCCGATCAGTGGGTTTGTAGTTGGTTTCAGCCTTTACATCTATATCCAAAGGATCAATCTGGCTTTCCTTCAGAAGCTTTTGTATTGCTTTAGGATCACGGTTATGCAGATCAATGAGATAATTCAATTTCTCGTCATCCAACAGTCCGTGCTTTTCCAGAAGTTTCATCTGGCGAAGGTTGGGCTTCAAGGCAGCCATCTTCTTATGGAACCCGGCCCCCATCTTCATGAGCTGAATGGCATCGTCAACACTCTTTATCTGCATATCTGAACCGTTCGCTTTGAACGGGGCCATCAGTTTTTCATATTCGGTCTTATAATCTACCAGCGACTGTTGGTTGTCGGCCGGCGTTTCATCTTTCTTTGATTCCCCAGGCTTCTCTTCCGGCTTGTTTTTTCCGGCAGTATCACCAGCAGCGGGGTTATCATCAATAATGCCTGAAGCATCAGCATTTTTTTCGTCTGGTTGAATAACCTCTGTTCCGGGGTTAGTTTCGGCCTCTTCTTGAACTTCACCGGCCTTTTCCTGACCCATTGTACTTTCGTCTGAGGACGTTTCACCTGGAAGCTCTACCTCCTTCTCCTGGGTTATAGATTGAACGGAGGGTTCATTGAGCTTTGCAAATTCTTCATCGGAAAGCTCAAATACATCCACCTGTTCTTCTTTTTCAGGAGTATCAATGACGGGTTCAGTCATGGATTAGGCGACCTCCTTCTCCATTGCTCGATTGCGCTCTTCGATGGCCTCATCCAGGTTTTTCTTGGATACTTTGGCTTCATCTTTAACAAAACGCATATAGAGCTGAAGGCTGCCGATGGCAGTAAGCTGGTCTTCGATATACTTTTTATTCATCTCCTGCTGGAATGCCGGGGAAACTCTCTTGGAAACCAAACCAAGAGCATGCTCCTTACAGAACCCATCCAGGATAAATTCCTGGAAATCTTTATTTTGTTCCAGGCGATTCAACACTTCAGCCAGGGCAATTTTCTTTTTAAGCAACTCCATAGATACTTCAATTTCTTGAACAACATTCTCAGACATTTACTTCTCCTTGGATTGTGTGGCTTGTTTAGCCTCTTTATTGTGTTGTGCTTGTAGATTTATTTTTTCTTTTTCACGGGCTTGGTTGACACCAGATTCTTGCTCTAAAAATGACAAATCTTTATTGTCTGAATCACTGTGCAAGTTCCGGGCTTTAGCTTCTTCAGTATTGGCCTTTGCATCATTCAATTTAGCCTGGGTAGCTTCTTTGATTCCCTGGACACCATTCAATTCAGCTTCAGAGGCATGTTTAATGGCCAGGGCTTCCTCCTTGGCACATTGTTTTTTCAACAACTCAATTTCCAGTTCGGCTTTCATTTGAACCAAAGGATCAGGCTGGGGCTGGAACTTTTCGATGCGATCAGCGATGGCCGGCATTTTTCTCAGGCGGGCGATGTCGGACAAGATCATTTTTTGAAGACCTGGGTCCATATTGTTACCCGTGGTCTGAAGCATAAAGGCTAATTCTTCAGCTTTCTTGTTATCCTCTTCCGCTGTACTGATGGTTAATTCAAGATCAAATGTTCCCTTTAAATCGTCTCTGCGAACTGGGATAAACTTATCATTAGTAACCCGGACAACCTCTTCCTCAGAGAGAAATTCAGCGTTCATGGCGATAATTTTACGACCAATCTGAATTACCCCTACAGCCAACCTGCGGAGGATTCCAAGCTCACGTTTACTGGCCGCATCCAGGGCAGACCGACCATTCCGGACATTATTACCTAAAGCTTCCCCGGTAATGCCTGTATGGTACGCTTTAACACCAGTAAGGGATTCAGCCTCTGTCTGCTGTAGGGTAATCATGCTATACGCAGAATTAGGGATCTCCGGGTACTGGTGCATGTATATGGCTTGTCTGGCATCATCTGTGGCATTAATTTCGTAATCATCGCCGCGAAGAAATTTCTGCTTGTTGGTAGCGTCCAGAGCACCTTTTTTAAAAGCCGTCTGACCATTGGCAGATTTACCTAAAAGATCAATCATTCCACGGGTTACGGCGCCAACGATCTTTTGATTGGGCTCTAATAACTCACCGTCAGGCTCTCCCCAATTAGATTTTCGCACAGGCATATACACGGCCTTTACGAAAGGGGGTTTTCTGTCCGGGAAAGGGTTTTCTTCCAGGCGAATCATTGTATCGCCAACCCAGAAAGCACAAATGGGGTCTGCTATACCTCTGTTATGGATATCCCAGTTACCCCAGTAACTGTGGACAACAAACTGTCTCCTGGGTTTGTCATCAAAATTAAAATTGCCATTATCGTCTCCCTCTTTATAATCAGGATCTGTCAGAGGAGATGCACCTTCAATATTGACGCGCTCTAAGTTTTTATATCGACCATCCTTCCGTAACTCGGAAAGAGATGATTTAAACTTTTCACAAATGAATTCCGCCTTATCCAGATCACCATTGCATGAAGGGTCAATGATGACATTATCTGGTAAACAGGTTTCTACTGTTGGCTGGTTTTTAATCTCTTTGATTGATTCAACAGTTCGAGTACCAACCTGACGAGGGACCACAAGACGCTGTTCTTTCAGGAAAATATCCAGAGCCTGGTCAATACCAGGATTACTTACCTCTGCATAGAGATCCTGATTGGTTGCCCGTAATTGTAACCAGGCCATATATTGTTGAAGGACCATCTGATCCATGACAGGTATAAATTCATAGACAGGAACTTCTTCTTTGACTGGGGCCTCTTCAGTGATCCAACCTACTTTTACAATGACAGTTCCGATGTCCACAGCATCCCGCACATAAGCATCAATAAAGGACACACGACCGATAATATTATTGAACTGATAATTCAGTAACAGTGCATTCTGGATTGCTCGTTTTCTATCGCCGGCTGTCCGGGGAGCAACATTGAAAATATCAGGTGAACTCAAGAAAGGTTCTGACAAAGAGGAGTATCGCCATTCAGCCTGTTTCCTGATTAGTTTAGGGACTACAGAAGATTGCCCGTCTTTCTCAGGAATCTTGGCAGATCCGGTAACATAGAGATTACTTAACCAACGATCAACATTTATCTGATGTGACTGTTGATCGATATCGGCATCATCAATATTTTTCTTGAGATCCATAACACTAGGTTCATTCTCCCAAGAAGTCAGTCTATGTCTTTCCAGCTCGGCCATTGAGTCCTCATGTATTGATGAAAAATTTTGGCCGAGTATAGGAGTAAATTTTTAAAATAAAAAATTCACTATTAGTTATAAATAGAAAGGCAGATTGGTATTAATTACCTAACCTGCCTCATAAAAATGCAATAAGAAATGCCTGTTACTTATCTTTTAATATTTAAAATACTTTTTTATTAAATAGCAAAAAGATTTTTGAGAAAGATAACTACTGTTTTTTCCTCTTGAATAGATTTCGGAAGAACCTCTCTATTTTTCGATTCAACTTCGATGTAATTTTAACCTTCACCATAAAACCTGTTGGAATTTTCATTCTAATACCACGTCTCGATCTTCATCTTTCATATCAAAGGCTGATCTTAATGAAGTTGCCAAAACCTGAACAAGCAGGTCATCCGCCTTAGTTTCTGTCTTTTCTGCTGAGATTTCCAGCCGGTCAAGCAAGTCTTCAACAGAGTTCTTCAGGTTTTCTGATGCAAGAACCTTTTTCACTTGCTTGAAGGCCAGTGTCAAGATCACTGTGGCACTTTCAACTATAATCCCTGTTGTGGCTTCTTCCATTGTGTCTTTTAACATAGATGTAAAAATGCTCATTTTTTTGATTCCTCCTCATTTTTAGAAAAAAGTTTCATGCCTTTCATTCTTCTCGCTGGGTTCAACCCTTGAACCAAAGCAACAAGGGCATCATCCCAGGTCTTCTCGGACCGTCGTGCATAAATGACAAACGACCCCCAGACAAAATTCACAATCAACCAGTGATTATCCAATAACTTGAGAATCCAAGCAGAAGAATCAAAGGTCATAATTTGGTTAAGAAATTCCATATCTTAATCCTCCATTTTAATCTGTGCGTACCATCTATGAATATTTTTAACATACTCAATTGTTTCTTTACTGTGCCTGCCGGTAACAGCGGGCAGGCCCTTAATGATGTCTTTATAAAGTACAGCACCATGAGCCTTCTTTTGTGCTTTTAAAAGGTTTCCCGGACCTGCATTATAAGAAGCCCTTGCCAAGTCCCACCTGTCCATCTCAGGGCGTTCCCAGGACCAGATATGGGCTAATTTAGCCATATAGTAAGCTCCTGCTTCTATACTGTGTTTGGCTGAGAAAGGAGACACATGGGTAAAGCCGAGTTTTTTACTAATGGTCTTCCATGTCCCAGGCATGAATTGGGCAATCCCACTGGCACCGACTGGGGATACCGCATCTGGGTGCAACCCGGATTCTTGGTATAATTGTGCTTTCCACCACTCCCATGGAATATCAGAAGGCCACCATTTGGCCACAGCATCTTGAATTTCTTGGTCGTATTTACTTGTAAAATTAGGCATTTATTCTCTTATCCCTGTCTTTTTAAAAGGTATACCTGAACCCGAATGATCTTTTTCAAGGCTGCTTTAAGATCATCAATATTTTGCAGGTTTTCATCTACCCAGGCATCAATCTCTTCAGGTGTCGCTTCACTTAATGCTTTAAGAGTGATATCCTGTTTAATTTTTTGCTTTTCTGGGGCTTTAAAATTAACTCGCATTGACAATAAACTCCTTATCCAAATAGGGAAAAGCAGAACATAAAAGAGAGTATTCCCCAGGGGTATCTACAGTGAACTCAAAAGAACCATCAGTTACTTCATAACCTTCTGCCTCGTTAATTTTAACTATAGATGGGTTTGGTAAATTTGAGATGATTACAATATCCTCCTCATTAGCGAGTATCTCTATTTTATCTACAGTAGCTGGTAATTCAGTTTTATTTAGGATCTCCGAGGTAACTGCATCAATATACTGAATTTCATCATTAGCTTTTCCTTTGATAAAAGCAGCATTTTCTTCTTGAAGTTGAACCCCTATCATGCTCTCATGGCATTGAACACATCTTAGTATTCGGCCAGTTATACTGTCATAAAGAATAAAGTCTTTGCTCATTTTTTAGTCTCCAATAAACAGAGAGTACGGTAATAGCAAGTAACGCTTGTTTCTGAACCACCAGCTTTTAAATAGTAAGTTTCAACTCCTTCACCTGGTGTATCCTGTATACAAAAAGAAATTGTTATATATTGGGAGTACGTTCCACCAGGATCTGCCCTGAAAGGACCAGCAATAGTAGCACCATCTGAATCTCTGGTAACTTTTATCGAACCGTAGTTATTATCATCAGCAATAGGTACATACACAAGCACAGAAGCTATAATAAGAATAGGAGCACCCGAAGAGTTTATTCCTGCTGTCTGTACTGTTGTGGTAGAGGGGCAACTAATAGAACCTTCTGTATACGCAGATACAGGAATCGTTACTGCTTGGTCTGCGATTTTTAATGTATCAACTGCCAAATTTGCTATTTTACCTTCTGTGACAGCCAGATCATTTATCTTGGCAGTCTCCACCGCTAGAGCAGCAATCTGTGCTGTGTCTACAGCCAAAGCTCCTATTTTAGCATTGGTGATGGCACCAGTGTCTATATTGGCTGTCTTGACTTCCAGGCTGCCTATCTTAGCTGAAGTGATAACCCCATCATGAATATTCGCAGCATAGGCTATGATCTCATTGGTGCCTATTTGATCCGCAGTAATAGACTCAGTTGTTATTTTGCCACCATTAATGGTGGTTGTCCCTGAATTGATAACCCCGGCAGGATCTATAAGAGCTGCATACTCTGTTGGATTAATATCATCAAGAGATCCGGGGATATCTGAGAAATTATTATACCCGGTACTGCCACTTCCAATGGCCAGGACAATTTCATTAAATTCAGCTAACCCGGTAGACGGATCAAGATTAAACCAGGATTCTCCTTCTTCACCATAATTTAACGATTTCAGGCTGCCTACCAACATCTCAGACCTGACGTATGCGTTACCCTCCCCATCGACCGAGAAAAGAGATCCAAGGCCTACAGGGGATAAAACTTGAAAGGATTCTGCATTCACAGTAAATTCGGACTTCACAGCGTCAACAAGCTCTTCCCAGTATGTTTCACCTTCGGCACCGGTAGGGGCATTCACCGTGGTGGCCGTGTGATCTGCCAGACATTCATAAACAGTATCTATGTAATAAACAGTATCCCCGGCAACATACCCTGTTTCTAAGATCCAAGTAGGATGAAGAGCAATTCCAAAACCTGCAGCATACTTATTTCCACCAACACTTTCAGCAATTATAACATCCCACTTGTTTACCAGCATTTCCTGGATTGCGGATATGGAATAGGCATGCTGGTTTAATGCTTGCTGTGCTACGGTAAAATTAACCCCGTCTTCCCCTAAAAGAAGCTCTGTAGAGGTCATCTTGTTCCCAAGGGTATCCACAGTAGTGGTGATGAGAGAAACGGAATCTGTCAGCAAAGAGAGGTTAGTAATAGCCTCTTGGAGTTCCCCATCCAGTATCAACCGTTCACCAACTTCCAGATTGATATTGCTTGTATTCTGAGAAATGGCGGATTGCATCAGGGCAATGTCACCACCCTCTCCGTCGATTGTATCTAGCCGAGAAACCGCCGAAACAATAGAATCTTCAGTCTGGGTAATCCTTGATTCAGCCGTAACAAAACGAGCATCAGTTTCCCCTTCAACGGTGGTAATCCGTTGATCAATTAGACCCACTTCCTGGTTTATATAGGAGTAAGCTACATCGAATTTACCATCGACACTCAAGTTGATACTGGCGACTATATCGAGGATACTCTGATCAGTATACTCCCGGCCCACTTCCTCGATATGAACTCCATCTGATTCCAGTAAAACCAGCTCATTGGCAGCTCGAATCCAGAGAGCTTCCAGTTTCTCCAAATCAGCGGAGAGAGCATCTGCCATCTGTAATCTGGTTAGCCGGCCCATTAGGGCCTCCAACATAAGATTTGTATTTGCCATAGTTCCACCGCCACCACTGATAATCAGTGTGGGGTTTCCCTCAACAGCAGATACAGTAACCGGAGAAGCCTGGATAACCGTGACATCCCCAGTATTTGAATCGGTAATAGTTACAGCTCGGGAACCAGAGTCAATAATAACAGGTGTAGGATCTTCCTGGACTGTTACAACGATATCGGTCATACCGTTATTTCCCCTTGAACAGTAACTTTACCGTAAATCAGTTTATCTACTATTTCTTCAGGAATTGCAGGATCACCTTCTGGATCTGCATGCTGAACAAGTTCCAGATCATAGATACCTTCATCAAAGGTTATGCCTGCTGTGTCTGCAGCCGAAACAGTAAGCCGTACAGTCAAACCTTCGTCTTCCAGAGTAACCCGACCATTCACCAAAGTCATAGACAAGAGAGGTGGTTTGGTAGGGGTTCCCTTTACCCAAGGAGGTCTTACCTGTAATCGGATCTCATCATAGGCAGTGAAGTCTATATAGTCTGCGTTGATCCCAATGGACCAGGTACCACCACGCCATATCGTAATATTGTATTTCCCGGGGATCATACGAAACCTCTTCTGTTAAATCGGTTATCCTGGACAATGGCTTCTTCAACCAGACCCAGTCTGATAATTTCCTGGCAGGCCTGTTCATACTTATAGTTCCAGGTATTGGTGGCATACCCTTCACCTTCTGAAGCTTTGGTGGCTTTACCCTTAACCAGGAGAGAAGCAGCATAATTACACAAAGCTTCTTCAATAAATGAAGGAAAATACAGGTTAATTTCTTCTGGATCAAAATCTTCTGTGATTGTTATTTTAGGATACCTGGCCTGATAAGTAACAAGGAAGGTTTCTCCGGTTTCTTCAGTAACCAAATCCAAGGTGTCAAAGCCAGAGGTCTTAAAGTATGTCTGCTCCAGGTAAGGGTGAGGAGGATTAATCTCTACCGCTAAACCATCAGAGTCTTCAATCTCTAAGAGTCGGATCACGTCATTGGAAAACTCCTCATCAGGATGATCCACCAAATAGGCATCAGCTGTGGTTGCCCCGGCATACCCAAGATACCTGGTCTGTAGGTAATACCGGGTCACGTCTGTCTGCTGGACCAGGTAGACTTTCTTCTTTTTTAAAAGAAATTTTTTGTATAATTCTCTGAGCCCTCGATTAATGGAATTGACTACTTTGGGGTAGGCTTCTTCTTTAATGGAACCGGTGACTGAATTAGCCAGGTTTAAACTAGTAAACTCCCCTGTGGCTAAAGTATCGAACAGGTCTTGCAAAGTCATAATTTACCTCTCAAACTATATAGGACGATATTTTGGAAGCCTGTTCAAAGGTTTCCATTTCCCAGATTTCAGTGTCTGAATTCTTTGACATTGGTACATCATCACTTGGCTTCCAGGGAGTTAAACTGGCCAACATTGAAATAGTATCCAGACAATCATCATGCTTCGATTTCATGCCAGCGGGAGATACCAACTCTAACTCACTTATGAATTCTTTGATTACAGGATGTTCTTCCATTTCCCGGGGAAAAAATACTTGGTGAGTTTTAAACCAAGGAACAACAATGTTGAATCTTTGCATCTTGTTGGTATTGGGCCGAATACCAAGTTTGCTGGAATCTTTATCTTTAGCTATATTAAAGTATACTTGTCTTGTCATCATCTGATCTTGAATCCAAGGAATAAATCCTCCTTGTTGCCCGGAGACTTCTATACCTACTTCCTGAGGTTTCCACTTTTGAGACAGACGAAATAGATCATCAATATTCTTATCCATAGTCTGTTTTTCACAAACACCGTCCACCCAGAACCAGTGTCCTTTAGAATTATATGCCCATGTGGAAACTACTGAGAAATCCGCAGACTGCTTGTCACTGGTTGCAAAGTCAGTGGTGATATAATAATTGAACGAGCCTCTACGCTGTAGAAGCAAGTCTCGGGAATACCAGTTGATCTCATCATCAGTGATAAGACGATCTTCATCAGACATAATTCGTAACAGCAATTCCTGATTGAATGCGGAAATCTTCCCAGCTCTCTTGGCTTTCGTATATTGCTTGAGGACATAATCGTAGTTGAATCTGTCTTCCCAGGAGCCTTTAAAATCCTCTCTTTTACACGGCCAATGCTCACAGATAGGATAAACATTGACATGCCATGCCCCCGATTCCACAGCTTTGTATAATGGGTCTTTTGCATTGAAAGGAGTGCCCGACCAAATAATTTTCCTACGCTGGGGGTGCAAGGCATAGTCAACGGCTTTATAAACAGTGTCTTCTACACTGGCGATAACTGTTTGAGATCTGGCGTCATCATCAGAAATTAAATCATCGAGGATAGCCAGGACAGGACGCTTGCCTAGTTCTTTGGTACCACGGACTCCCGTTTTTGCACCATGACCTGTGACGACAGAACGCTTTCCATCTTTATTTTTGAACTCCCAACGAATGTCTGTGAACTTAGCATAAGGTACCCATTCCTGCAGGAAGTCTGAATTTTGCCATCTGAATTCCAGGTCTAGTCTCATTTTCTTGACACCGTTTTCCACAGCATCTGAAACATAGAGGGTGTACCCAACTTCCCCGAAACCAGGGATTTCTCCGTAAGTAGCCACATAAAGAATGAGATAAGAGCCAAGAACTGTGGTTTTGGCTGATCCTCTGTGGCACATATTTACTGTGTCTTTGTCATTCTTCTGGATATTATCCAGCATCTGAAGGTGAATTACCGGGGATTTATTCTCTTCACCCTCGACACCATTCACCAGCTTGATGAAGTTGATAAACTCCAAGGCGAAGTCCGAAGGCATATAATTGGGGTCATCCTCATAACAGACTTCCCGGAGCCAATCTTCAACCTTCTTGTGATTGACCTCAATATTGAGAATATCATCATTAGGCATTAACAATGACAAGGCCCTTTACAGGATGTACGGCTTGCTTAAAACGCCGGTATTGATAAAAGGAACATTTACCAAAAACTTCTATCAATATTGGCCTGGCATCATTATGACATAAGCCGTAAATAGCAACTTTGGTGGCCTTCTCTTCCACATGCCCACAGGGGTACGTTATTCGGGTTTTACTCTTTGACAACGAGAACCCCTTCAGCAATGGTCTTAATAGGAACACCCTGGGCAATCATAGCCTTCTGTTGCTCTACCAGTACCCGTGTAGTTTCCCGGAGAGTGTCTAGGGTCTTATCTGCCTTTGCCCCCAAATCAAGCTCTATTTTCGTTTTCTCGGGTGGTTTGAGTTCCCTGAGTATATGGGCAGCCGAATCACTTCTAACCTTCTCAGATGAAGCGTTACGCATCAAATCAGCGAGAATATTCACAGCCTCTTGCCGGGTAGGTGCATTCAAGACATGGAGAGGAATTAATGTCTGCTCCATGATCAGGTTCACCAACTTGCTCTTATGGTACGCTGAAATGTAACTGGACTGATCTTTCTCTGAAACACCCTGGGCAGTCCATCTGGAAATTTTGTCCGGAAAGGTGGCAGTAAACGCCGCCTTATTGGTCCCACCCAAAAGCTTAAAACTGACATAACGAACTGCACTAACATAGCTCGTCATCTTGAACTTACCTTCCAGTAGCACCCGGGTATAGGAGAGCAGGTTCTCTTTAAAAATCTCAGTGGATTCAGGTCCGGACAACACCTGGTTGATAGAGTCCATTACGTCCTGGGTAACAGAGTTCTTTAACTGGATAGGTAAGACGGCCTTGAATTCTTCAGGGGTCATTGGCATTACAAGGCAGCCCTCACCATACAGTCTTTGGCTTCCAGAAGCTTCCGCAGACCGGCACTCTTTTCGGGGCTAGGAGGCAACTTAGCTTCCATGGTCGCAGCAATATTCCAGAAGGGTAGAGAGATTTCTTGGAGTTTTTCCGGCAGATGTTTAAATTCAAAATACTTCATAATTGGTGAAGTAATACCTTCGGTAACAGGACTTTTTAGAGGCAGGGGGTCTCCAACAAAGTCTTCACCGAAAGAGGCATCTCCTGTGGAATAGCCATCATCAAAGCCACCACCCATTATTTACCTCCTTTCTGAAAACCATTGGCACCACAGCTCAATAAGAAGCCCATGAGGAACCAGATTTTGTCTTTGATGCGTTCCATGCAGCAGTCTATGCCGACTTCCACATCATAGTTCTTAGGATCAACACAGGTGCTGGATTCAGTAATTGTAAACCCATTGGACAAGGTCACCGTAACAGCAGTAACCTTGGTGCCGACAACATTGGGGGTGATTTCTTCAACGTGAATCTCCCGGATCATAGCATTCACATCTTCTTCGGAAACTTTGTTATCTGAACCAAGATAAAGAAGATTCCGTTTTTCAAACTCATCTTTAGGACGCCAGGATTGGTACCCATCAGGATACTGAACCATGTATCCAGGATCTGTCGGGTTTTCATCTGCGGGAATGTTCCAGCCCCGATAGATGTTATAGTCACCTCGGGTCATAGGCTTGGCATCAACAAGTTTAACTCCAATGAACTTCTGCATGAACATCTCCTTGATTTAAACTCAATGTAAAATGACCAGGGAATAAACCAAGAATAGTGGGAGAGGAAATCTTCTGGCAGCTATAAATAGATTAGATAAGAATAAAAATTAATGGTGGGATACTTAAAACGTGAGAATCTGAGATGAAAAATTATTTCGTGAAATACAATCTGTAAGAGTTGGGGGTTAAATTATCAGGTTTTTATAGGCTGAGTGTTGATAGAAAATATTTTTTAGAAAAGTTACCTCTTTGAATATACAGGGCTATTTTAATGAAAGATCAATTTGAGTCTGACAGGAGAGTTTTTTTATGGAAAATTTTTGTTTATAGTCCGGCCCACTCCTGAACATTTCGCTTAAACAAAAATAAATTAGCTTCGCAAATCCTATACTAGATTAACTAGAATATAAATAAGCTTATTATATATACACCCTTCTTTTATCTAGAATATACTATAGAGTTTATCCCGTAATTATATAAATACCCGCCGCAACATAAATTGCGCCAGCAATTTTGGGCGGTGCGGTATTTATATAATTACGGAAATATAAAATAAGAGAGATTATCTAGAATATATTATTAATCCTCCTTCTGTATTCTAGAACCAATAAAAGATATATCCCCTTTGATAAACCTATAGCCCCAATAAGCTATTACGAACCAGGCTGGAGTAAATAATATGCCGTCTGTCATTGCACCCAAAGAACACAGAATCAAAACAGGAACACTAAACACCACAGCAATACGATCTTTCTTATTCATAATACCCTCCAAGTTAATAATAATCTGTAATATAATCCTTTGGTTTAAATCTTTCCAGAAGAGTTTAACAATTTGTGATTGATAACTTGTTTGCCAGAAGAACCTCTCTCTGTTAGTTGGCTTGTATTTTCTCATACTTACTCTATGAAAGGTTTTTATCATGAAATTAAATCGTCTCTTAGGTACTTTAAATATTTCCCTCACCACCACCTCTGCTGCCGTTACCATACCTGCACAGTACAAAGGAGCCTCCGTTTTATTGATTGGTGCTCAATCCAGTGATTCTCCGATACAGTGGCGCCGGCAGACCTCCCTTACAGCTTCCACATCTAAACTTTGCCCGGATAGTGATATCACCATTCCGTTGAATGTCACAGGGGAAATAACTCCTTTCTATGCAAAAACTCTATCCGGTACAGGAACTCTTGAAGTTGAGATTTGGCGTTAATATTTGAACGGGTAGAGGGGCTGTTTATGATTCCTATTTTAAATAAAATATCTGCTTCTGCTTTTGGGATAGATGATCTTTATCCTGGGCTTGCTGGTTCAATTAAAGCCTTTTTGTGGAAAATGCTTATAGGTAATACTGAAGACTACTCCACAGGGCCAGCATATTACATTAATTCTAATGGTGAAATTGTTACCGTTCCTGCCGAATCACCATTATACGCTTTTGCAAAATTCTGGAGCATGGGCTCCTGGGATCAGATGTGTACTTATCCTTATGATCCGAGTCAGTGGGAAAACACTTGCGATGTAAGTATTGGAAACATTATAGGTGATTTTACAGAGACCATTTTTACCGATAATGGTAACATATTACATAGAGGTCAATTCTACTCTTCTGTTTTGGACGGGAATCCAACAGGTGGGCAGAGTTTTTGTATTCTATATAATAAGGGTAGCTCTGGAATAGGAAGAATCACTTTTAGAGACCTTACTTTAGCACGCGAAAGTTATATAGATTATGACGGGACACTTTGGACAATAGCTGGATCATCTGCTGGAGTTCCAACGGTGGATGGATACGGTGATCATTCAGCAGGATTTTCTTATATCCTATTTTCAATAATGTGGAATAATCCATCTAATACACTTAAAGTTGGGATTGGTCCAAAGTCATCTAACGAGTCCAATATTATAGTATTCGCATGTCTTTACGCAAATGAGTTAGGCCATATCTGGCCTTTCACAGGACCAGGCGATACAACCATTGCATCCAGGGCAGGGACGATAAATGCTCCTACGGTTGTTGGAGACAAGTTGTATGAGTTGCTGGATGGTAAGGCTGATGGTACAGAGATAATAGTAAGTAATGATGAATCTTGGACGACTACCAATTCTACTGTATCTGATGGAGTTATTACTTTTACAATAAACTCCAACTATGGCACTGCTTACCAGCCTGCGTCATCTGAATTTATTTCTGGAGAAATGTATGAAGTTAAATTAAGAGTAGTTTCCAACACAGGAGTAGATATATTTCTTTCTGCGTCAGGGTTTTCAGACTCTAAGACTCTCGGAGCGTTAACCGCTGGCGTTTACATATACAGAGTTCTATGCACCATAGACAACGGAAAGATTTTCTTTACTGTAGGTAATCAAACAGGATTAGTTGTAATTGATAGCATATCCATAAAAAAAGTTTCTTCGGCTAGTTTTAAACTCAAGTTTAACTGGACCCCAAGCTTTAGCTATTCCGATCTTCCAGTTTCAACGACAGTCTGCCTTTTGTATGGTGGAACTCAGAACCTTTTGCAGTTCAGGACAGATGGTTCTGGTAATGGATACATTGATCTTATGGATGGGACAAATACAATATCAGTTGCTTTAGATTGGGAAGCATTTACAAGCTATTCATTCACTATTTCATGTGGAGATAATAACCCCACATATCCAGGTGTTGATAAGATGCAATTAATAGTTGATTCTACTGCTTCTACTGTTTCTGATTTTGATGGAAGCTTTGATCCTGATACGGCTATTGTGTTTGGTGAATCAACTGACTATCCTCAGAACATAACACCACTTGTTTTTGATAACGTGCTACCTGGAGACTGGGAATAATGATTAAAATATTCTATTTCGTTGTCCATCCATCTCAAATCACCAAGCGTTATGGGAATATTGTAACTCTCAATCTCTGGCAAGACAACAACATGGCCCTGCTTGATAGTTTATTTGGTGACTGCATCAAGATATACCCAAGACCTGGGCAACCGGATGATCCGGATAAGGTAGTCATCAAGGTCAGATTCGGAGAAAAGATTCAGCAGTATCTTGCGGATCAGTGTGGTGTTACTGACCCTTTTACAGATGCCACAGCAATTGCCATGCTTGACGTTTACGTTAAAATCTTCGGTTCTCTGGAGACTATCAAAGTATACCATCCTGATATTGATGAAACAATTCAGGTTGAATATCAAGATGAGCAAGGAATAACTCAAACAAAAGAAATTCCCATTATGTGGGAAGAACATATTTGGGCTGGGGATTAAACCAAGAATATTCAATATGAGTCTGACAGTAAATTTGTTTGATCCAAAGAAATAATATAGAACCGTATTGTCGTTTCATTATATCACAACCGGCCAGCCCCAGGTGCCGGGATACAAATAACAGGAGCTTTGTCATATATCCTTCCTTTGTTGAACCCCCGGGAGTTAGACTTCTCCACGGGGGTTTTCTTTTTTCAAGATATGCTGAAGTCCCAGCAGATCTATTTTCTGATTCCACCTCCGGTATACCCATCCAGAATCCTGGCAGGATCCAGGCTATTCCTCTGATCTCTCCGCTGGGCATCATAATCATAACCATACCTGTTTTGGTCTATCGGCTTACTCAGGTCATACTGATAGGTAGCTCCGGAGGATCCCCGGTAACTTTCCTGAGAATCGTCACTTCCATAAACCTCAGTACCCAGGCACCTACCATTAACCATAGGGCCTACACACCTGGCGGATACTGAACTAATAAATAGAACCAAGGACAACATACAGACAGACAAGCATGATAACCTTTTTTTCATTGAACCCTCCTTTAAATGAATTATTAAATATGAACTATTTTATGGTAGTATATTTTTGAAATTTAATCCAAAAGAATAAACTATTAACTCTTTGTGGGTACTATCCAATAAACAATATTTTTATCCTGCTGTCCTCTTATAATCTGGTTACAACATCTTTTTGTAAATGCTGCAGTACCCTGACCTGTATACCCGGTTATCATACTTTTCCAGTGTATTATATAAAGCTGTTCTTCCATAAAACCTCCTTTAATTTAAACCAAATAAATAAATTATACCGGCTTGCCACCAAGGAGTTCCCAGGCTCTTTTTGCCTGAACATACTCTTTTGGTTTAGTATAGTATGGATTGAGCAAATAAGTGAATTTTGGTGGTTTATGAATCTTACCCTCTATTGGTTTGATATCAACGAGTATCTCTGCATCTCTCAATTCAGCGATCTTTCGGTAGACAGATCTTAATTTAGAAGCGTCAAGCTTTTCCCACTCTTTCATGGTTACAACACCAGTATTTTCGTCTACCTTAAAAGACAACTCAGTAACATATAAAATTTCTGCCGCCCGGGATACAGTAATTAGTTTGTCATTAAGCCCCATTTTAAATCTCCTTGCTTTTTTATTCCTGGTTGGTCCCATTATACTGAAAGGACTACGATCATCTTTGTATATCCGTTTACGTTTAGTCTCCAAGTAAGAGTCATCATCTGCATTGATTGTAAGACTCTTTACATTTTCTTCGATATCCATTAGCATAGTGACACCTCATAAGTTTTTCAGTTTAAAGGGACATTAGCTTTGGCCGGCAGTGTCCCTTTTTTTTTTTTTTTT